TTTTCTAAAACAACGCAACTATTTTCTAAATCATAGCAACTGTTTTCTAAAACAACGCAACTATTTTACTTTATTACGTTCAACGAACTCAACGACAGCTCGGAGAGCGAGAGACTTCAATGTCTCACCAGGAAGATAGTCCTTTACATCACGCAAACGACGATAAATGTCAACGGGCATATCAATAACAATACCCTTCGTTTGCTGACGACCTGCAAGGCGTTGTGCATAGTTACCGATTGGAGCCATAGGTTGTGCCACTGTTGGCGTAGCAACATTAGTTACATTCCCCTCAGTAGATAAGACTTCTTTTTCCATATAATTCTCTGTCTGCGTAATCATAGGTGTCTCTCCGACCTTCAAACGCTTACCGTAATCTTTTCCCATAACTTTATGCTTTATATGTTTTCTTTAATTCTTTTACAAACGCCTCGTAATCAATTCCTGCGGTACAATAAGGCGCATACTCAAAGATGTTGCGTAACTGAAGCTGCGCCTCGGCTACCTTAACACAACGACGGATGCGAGTATCAAAAACAATCTCATCGTAAGTATCACGGAGATACTTCACCATGTCCTTAGTCATGTTGGTGCGTTCGTCAGCCATAGCAAGTAACAGACCTCTCACTTCAAGATCGGGGTTCAACATCTTGCGAACATCCTTACACGCTTTAAGGATTTTACCTATACCACTCACAGAAAGCCCCTCTAACTGTACAGGAATGATAACGCCGGTAGAAGCACCAAGAGCATTATAAGTAAGTTCAGATAGCGACGGAGCACAATCTATAAGGACATAATCGAACGCTTCACTAATCCAACGTGGGCCTTCATTAAAGTCACCAGACATATCTGTAAACTCATTACCGAAAAGTTGACACAGAACCAACTTTGATTGCATCTGACGATGTAAATCAGGGTCTATACTATTCAACAGTGAAGAGGCAGGCACGTAATACCAGCGATCACTCTTCTTGTAGACTGGTAAGGAGTTATTACTGCCATCACGTAAGGCATCTGCCACGGTAAGAGCAGGAGAATAGTCAGCCTTTACCTTCTCCCATCCCATTAGGAACGACATGTTACCTTGTGGGTCGAGGTCAATACACAAGACTTTAGCCTTCTTATTCAGACGCAGAATGCCTGCGGCTACACTCTGGACGGTAGTAGTCTTCCCTACCCCACCCTTGTTGTTGACAAACGCCAACACTTCTTTAAGTTTACCCATATTTTATTTTCAATTCGTTCTACAAGAAGCACTGTGAATATATCACTTGCAAAAATACTATATTTTGTCAACACTACCAAACTATTTTACTTAAAAGTTTTATTTATAGTAAAAAATATAATTTAATAATATGCTTTGTTGTTATAAAAATACTTTCGTACTAAAATATATACGTATTAAAATACTTGTTTAGAAGTCTATATAATAATTATGTTTCCATTTTTCGTTTATATCTATCGAGTGACTTTGCTCTTTCGATGTAAAGCGTTGTGTACGAATAGGTTTTATAGCGTATTGTGTACGTATTCCGATAGGTGTAATAACACCTCCACCCCACCGAAAAGAGTAGAAAGTCTGAGTTTCATATCCCCTATCTCCAATGTTATCAACACATAAACAACGCTTCCCACCCCACCATCCATTAGGCAAAGTATGACAACGTAAGAGTAAAGCTTCGTTCTTTGTTGGTAACCGATAAGGTGATATACGCCTGCATACGGATTGATATAGCCTGCTTATATCGTCATATTGAAGCGGATAGAGTTCCAAACTGGCAACATAAAAAGAGGCTGTATCATTCTTAAATAAGAAAATTTCACGCTGTGTATTTAAGCTATCTGTTCCCTTTTTGTCGCCACTATGGCTCTGATGATGTTTAGTAGAAGTTTCTAAGTCAGTATAAGGCTTTTCGCATCCAAAGAGAAGGAACGTGGCTACAGCTGTCGAGCAAAACACTCGACAGCAAGCCTTAAAGTATAAATAATCAGAAATTCTGTGCATAATCTTCGTTCCATTGTGTGTTAAGAGTAAAAGTCATCTGTTTACTTTTCCCAAATAGTTCGCCAGAGAGGACTGTTGTACGGTTCATTTTCATCTGTACAGAAGGTACAACAATTTGTGAAAGCACCTTTCCGTCTTCATCTTTAGCCACCAATGTTACATTCGTACTCCACGATTCTGCTGAAGGTGATAATGAATATACCGCCAAGGAAGCATCCTTTGTTCCTACGAATTTCTTAATATTAATGCTATAATGTGTCGCATTATCATTGACAGCAAAGAGCGAAGGAACGCTAAGCGACTTATACCATGTCGCAAGTTCTAAGTCCAGGGTAGCAGCTGACGGGGGTACAACGTCTGTGATCTTAACATTCAAACGCGTGGCAACACGTTCCAGTGTAATACGCTGTATAGTTTCCATTCCCGAAGCAACACTCACATTAACCTCTTTAGCAAAGGTATCACTTGCCTTCTCCCATGTGATAATATCAGACGATAGAGTAGGGTGATTTCCACGAGAGGCGACAATACGAATGATATGCTGACCATAGTCAAGCTTAACAGAAGGCTTACCAAAGTCATCATCAGTAGCAACCTGATGTATCGTCTGTTTCAGTTCTCCTCCTACATAATCGAACAACCACAGGTCGGTCATACCGATACCATCTGCTGTCAAGGACGTTGTTTCAGAAGCACGAGTAACGACTGTCTTAGCCATATTCTCCGTTCGTTTCGTAAAACCATTACACAAGAAAGTAATCGTATTCTGCTGTGTAACAGGCACTTTTATGCGTGAATCACTCTCACTACTGCAAGCAGATAGTAATACAACTACCAATACTGCAAAATAAACAACCTTTTTCATAAATGATTAGTTTAATAGATTTGTATAATAATATATTAATAACGAGTTAATTAATAAACTCGCTTTCTAATAAGTAATATAATATGTTTATTATTTTTATATAAAGAAAAGTACAAAAGTACGTATGTACGAAAATATTTTTATATTTAATATATTTATTTCTTATTGTAAGAAGATGAAAACTTAAGAATATCCTTCACGAAGAGTTCGGTAAGTATGGTAGCGACAGGAGCAAAGAGAGCTCAAAATCATTCCAATTCATTACAAATTGGAAAGGATTTGTAATCAAGATAGAGGGTAAATGACATCTATCGGTGTAACAAGCATAGACATTACTACATGAGAGAGTATCAAGCAGTGTGCCTAAACTGTCAACCAAGGATATATCTGAACCTATCCTGTAGTTCTAATAGGGAGTCATATCCTGCTTCTTGCTTTTCTGTCAAGGGAAGGGTAGGGGAAGAGCAGCAGTATAAAGCTGATACCTATCCCCATTCCTTTACTCCTTAAAGCCCATAGCGTTCATATCAGCCCTATGCTGACGTTCCGCCTTAATCTCTGCAATGCGCTCTTTCGTAATACCTGTTTCACGTGATGTTTTCACGTGTAAGAGTTCTGGACGGCGAGAATAATCCACCTCGGTCAAACCAATACCACGCTTAGGATAAAGCATTGGAGAAACGGATGGGTCATACTCCTCCTCCCATTCATCAAGCGGCTGAAGGTCTTCAAGACGTGAAGCGCGATACTTACGATCTCTATGTATCCAGATGTTCTGTGCCCATTCAGCCATCAAACCCAACTGGTGAAGAACACCTGACCAATCTACCTCTTTACCCTTCAAATCATCCATACATCCACGTAATTCAAGGTAAGCGTTTAAGCCTGGCACCTTTGCGACAGGACGTGGTTCATCATACTCTTCATCATAAACACGACCAAGAATGTCCTCGATATACTCCTTTACTGTTATACCCCGCTTTGCAGCCTCACGTCCATTCTCAATAGCCAAGGCACGAGCATCAAGATAAGCCCGTCGACCTTCCTCAGCGATTTGCGCCTGCGTAGTAGTACCGTCTTTCCGTACTCGTGTAATACCACGCTGCGTAGGAAATGAGACATACCGTGCAACCATACGTGGGTATCTCGTTCCTATAATACTTAATCCTAAATCTGTACGTGTCATCTCACGCGTCACGATAAAGGGCGAATTTGCCTGCATATTGTCGTTAAACTTCGGACAAGCATTAGGCATCCAAACAGGCAATGCTGTCAATTTTTTATTCTCTTTATTATTATTTTCCATACATTTTGCCCGTCACGCCGATAGCCCAGCTTTTTATGTTTATAAATAATCTATCTTAAGAACGTCCTTATTTACTATCGCAAATGAAGAACGACTATAATCGCAATTAGTCTCAAGAAAATCCTGACACTCGTCAAAAGTTCCCTCAAACACAGGCGTTTGTTTCCACCCGCCTATTGTTTCCTGCACACAATAAACATCCATGATATGAACTTTTTATATTTTCTAAAGCACTTCCGAATGATAAGCCTGCAACCACTCTGGTATCTCACGCAAAACACGTGCTTCCTCCAGTGCGTCCATAGGACTATCTTGTAAGTAAGTTATCTCTCGAGTTTCATTAAACTCACCCTCCTTGAAACGAACTACAAAAGTTCCTTCAGGATCACCTACAACCCACCAGCCTTTGTTTTTACTACTCTGTAGAATGAAGCGATTAAAGGCTGATAAAGTAATTTCCTCCTCTTTCACAAGGCGAGCAGCCGTAACAGTAGCCTTACCAATAAACTCAATAGTTTTTGGCAGCGACATAAACCGCTCTATAGCATCCTCCTTATCCTTACCAACCGAATTAACGTGAATCTCGTTTCCATTCGATAAGGTAACATTAAATGTGTATCTTTTCATTTTCCATTCCCCGTAAAGCCGGATAGGTCAGCTATTTATTTTTTTAATATTTTCCAATTATTTTCTCACGCTTATTAGCGATGATTGAATTTCTATGTTATGATGCCACCCCGTACCATCTGCCATTGGAACGTCATACTCTTTCGTCTCAAGATAAATACTATCTTCTTGATTGCGTAAGAAAAAATATGTACCGCTACCATCAGCCTTCAGAAGATGAAAGTCAGACGTACCAAGTTCTTTCTCAACGGCTAATATCAAAGCTTCCTTAAAAACCAAGTCTCCAAATGCTGATACTCGAGAACTTTTACGACAGTTATGAAACCCTCCATAAATAGCACCGCGGATCTTACCACCAGCAACAATGAGACGATAAACACCTGCACCTTGATAGGCAGACAACCAATAACGACCGTCCTCGTCCGTCTCATCTTTCTTATCACACCAGACAACAACCTTAGCAGCACTATCTATCAATTCAGGTGCAGCGTCCTTGATAGCCTTATTACCTTCCTCCTCAGAAATATCTTCACGAACCAAAGAAAAATTAATTTTCAATGGTTTAAGATAATAAAGGAAATACCCTTTATATCCTTTCTTCAGTCCCGACTGCCAACGACCGTCTACCTTCCTCAAATAAATAACGTCTTCTGGCCAAATAGATGAAGAAGAAAAATAACGTCCGATTTCAACAACCTCTGCGTTCTCTGCTCTATTTTCAAAGGCAGCAATTTTCTTTGGAGTACCAGACATACGACAAACCTCTCTGCCATTGGTTCCGATAAATGAAGTATAGTCTCTCATATTCTTTCCCCGTCAAGCCGTTAGGTCAGCTATTTATGATATTCTATAAACTTAATAAAACTTATTTTGCCACGTCCGACCAAAAAGCCATTTTTGGATTTCTCAATTTCAGGCGGTTCAGCTGCCACCATTTTACAGCAGCTTTCATTATCTCAACCATTCCGTCATAGATCTCATCCAGATTACTCTGTTTAAGTTCTCCATTTCCTTCACCCCCTGCATGTTTTAAGATGAAAGTTTTATCCTCCTCTGTATATCCACACATCGAACGAGCTTTAACGGCTGCCACATCTTCAGCAAATCGTTCTGGAGTAGTGTCCAGCACCTGAACATTCAAGCATGGCCAAGTCTTACATTCTATTAGTTCAAATGATTTTCCGTCCACCTCGTGAACCGAATATCTAAAATCATATTCTTTAAGCATACATCAACATTCCATATTCATAAACCTTACGCCCAGCAGCAATATCCTGTGCGTCTTCTACACTTATGTTATTTTTCATTGCCCACGCTATCATACGTGAAGCATTGTCATTGCAATCATAAGATTCGCAACTCTGTGTATCATAAATTGCATTCATTCCACGCCAAACATGACCAATCTTATCCAACAAGTTATAATAAAGTTCGTCGACAGCAGCATCATCGTTATAAAGTTCCATCCAATCTTCAGGAATATAGCAATAAGGAACCGTTAAATAAGTATTTTCAGTAATCTCATCAAAGACCATATCTTCAAACACTTGACAAGGCATCAGAACGTCTGTTTCTAACCCTACCAAAGTAAGATAGGCACCGAGTAGATAATCATCCGTATAACGTGTATCATTTCCTTTTAGAGCTGAAATAATCTCCTCTATACTCTTAGGCATAAAAGACCAAAATCCAGAACGAGACACCCAATTTTCCTGTATATAATTACACAGTTTTTTATTCTGTAGATTCTTTTCTAAGAAAGTGATAGCACATACCTTCCAGTCTTCTTTCATTTCAACCGAAAAATCAAAACTATCATGTCTAAAATTATATTCCTTAGGTCTACAAAGTTCACCAATATTGATTGACTTTACACCATACTCAACCAACACTGGTGCTATATCGTCCTGCATAACAGCAGCAACTTTCTCCATAATCACAACGTCAACATCGTCCTGATTAACGCTAACTGTTTCAAAATCACCTATGCAATCACGACCATAGTCTTCAAAAAAAGATGCAGATAAAGGCGTCTCATAGGTTGAAAAATCAACCAGTGGACAAATAGATGAATTTAACTCGATTTTCATTTTACTTTCTTTTGTGTCAAGCTCAGCTCGACTATTAAATATTAGTTGTTTATTAACTGATGCAAAGGTAAGCAAAAAGAATGTACGTTCCAAACTTTTAAGCTAATATTTTCACTAAAAATAAAACTTTTATATAAACACCAATAAAACAGACACTATTATTTAAGAAAAACGGGATCGATACCTTATGTATCAGCCCCGTAATAAAAGAGAATAAGCATAACAAGCAAGGGAACACAAAACAGACTACAGGACTACGAGAAAGCTCGTAACAACCTTTTAGCCCTCAATCGTATTCCCTGGCACTGGTGTTCCTCCTTCAGTACCGCCACCGCCTCCTGTGGTAGGGTCCCCCTTCTTGTTATCCTCGTTAATATCCTCTCCAGGCTCAGGCACAACAACTCCCTTAGGCGTTACACGTTGGAAAGATGCCGCCATACGAAAAGCACGACTATAATTAGGTGCAACAGTACAAGCCAGAGTAGGGTGGGCTTTAGCAGCCGTCACATCCTCCAGTTTTGCAACTTTACCATCCTTATCCGTCACACTCATCTCCAACTTAGGATAGAGGATTAAGAACGAAGGTCCTAAAGGAACTCGAAAGCCTCGAAGCAAATTCTTCTGTGCTGCCTTCATATAGAACTTTACCGCCGTCTGCATCTCCAGCGGGTCGAGCGTAGTGCCTTGACAGGCATCCTCGCAAAGTTGTTCAAAACTGAGTGAGCCTGTAGGTATAACCTGAGACATCACATAATGTTTCTTACTAATCGGAGACGTACGCTCAACGACTGTATAATTAATATTTTTACCAGCCATAATCTTATTGTTTTTTGGCGTAAAAAATAGCTGCTTAAAATAAAGTATATACTTTACCAACTTAAAGTATATACCTTAGCAGCGTAAAGTATATACTTTATGAAAACGAACAATATGGTGGTCCTCTGATATTCATACTCAAAGGTAAGAAATAATAAAAAAAGCCGTGGGACAAAATCCACACGGCTAAAAACAAAAACTATGAAAAATGAAATCTAAATATTGTTACGCCTTATATAAGCGTTATGAGTTCTCCTTTCATCAAATACTCACTATGAGCACGAAATAAACTAATCCGTTACGTATTCTTCTAAGTCGTCTGCGCAAAAGACTTCTACACCATCATAATAGAAATGAGTATCAATTGAGCCGTTGATGTAATAGTCAAAGAGTTCCGAGCAAAGTCCTTTGTCAACAAAATGAGATACAACGCGATCCCACATAATAGAAACTAAAGAATTACGCACTGCACTATTATTGTCTACACTCATTGAAATTGCATCGCATAAGTCTGAAGGTCTCCACTGAACACCAAAGTTAGAAGCAAAATTCTCAAACTTCTCATCAAAGTCAGAGCCAGAAGCTACAAAGCCTAAAGCAATCAAAATCTTGTCAGTCTGTTTCATATTCTTTTCTTTTTGTGTGAAGCCTTTATTCCGCCTCACGGGTTATTATATCTAATTATTTTCTATTACTATAAAAGGCATAAATACCATTTTCTATTTTCAAGGGAGCAATGCCAAACAAAATCCTTAAAATTTTTCCAATTTTTCAGAGGTCCTATATATAGGAATTGTCTCAACCTCCTTTATATTGAAATAAACAAAAATCATTGCACGCACAAGCTTTTCAAAGATTATTCATATAGTCAGGAACCGACCTATCTCTAATAATAAAAAACGTTTTCTTATTTGACATTTGACTCTCTCAAAAACTAATTTATAATTTCTAAGAAGAAGCGGGCAGTAGGTCAGAAAATCTCCACGATTTTTCCAATTTTTCAGAGGTCCTATATAAGAGTATCTTAGAAATATCTGGATTAATCTAAGAATTTCCCAAACCTAAACCCCGCTAACTTAATATAGAAAGTTATGAAAATTAATCATTTTACACTGAGAATTTAAAAGGGCTAAACCTCATCAAAGAAACGACAAATACCCAATTTCCCATACTTTCGCGTAAAGTCGTTATCTATCATAATAGTGTATATCTGTCCGTCCTCAGCCGAACGACATTCCCAGGCATCTCCCTGCATCACTGCCACGGCTTCAGAAACGTCTAATCTGTCAGGGCTACCACTCCACACTATATCACGATCAAAAGCCGTATAAGTATTCCAAATGTCAAAAGTAGCCTCAGGAAAGCAAGCCGAAAGAAACGCCCTTAAATTCTCCGTCAGGCGGTTTTCTGTGATTCGTTGCCCCTTTCGCAAAGGCTGTACGCCTAAAGTTTCCATCATCTTAACCGCTTTTTTCGTGCGCAAGGTATAAGCCCTTTTTGTCGTTGCTGCTGCTTTGCTTCTTCTCGTTTCTTAAGCTTTGCAGCCTCTTTTATTTCCTCTTTAGCACACAGAACGACATCTGCGAACATGTCGCACCACGACAGCGGGAAATAAACATATCTGGTATAATCGTAACCTTGTGGATCTATCGCAACCCACCGCGAAGGCGTACGTATCAAGCAAACACGCTGTATAAAAGAATGTTTGCGCGGCCACGATAAATTATAAAGACTTTCTTCTCCTATGTCCTCCGAGAAACTGCCACCTTTAAAACCGCCAGTATAGTCGTGAATATTCAAGACGGTTAACTCCTCATCCGTCATATCGATGATTTTCTCAATGTGAAGCAAACGCGTTTTAAAGTCCATAACAGACCCATCAGAATCAATCCTTAAAAAGCTCTTGACATAATCAAGGACAGAAGACAGTTTGCAAACAGGACCAGGCCAGCCCAAAATAAAACTGCCTTCCTTCCAATGTTTAAAAGGCACTTCAGCGGTTAACTTCTTAGCCATTTTTTCAACAGTTAGCCAGTAGGGGCAAAGGCTCATTATATCGGGACTTTTCCCGCTACCATCTTCTACAGTAAGAACAGGCTTAAATCTTTTTTTATTCCCAGACTTAAGACAAAGTTCTATTTTTGCGCCCGTGTCGTCTGTCATAATATCATATAATGCTAAAGTCTTTTTAAAAGCTTCACCACGAACTACAGACACGCACCCCGCTTTAAAATCGGTTTCAACCTTGAAAAGTTCAAATTCAACACGGGTAAAGCGTTCCACACGATCAAAGACCTGAGCACAAATAAATTTATTTTTTATCTCAACAACGTTTAAAAAATCTTCCATAAATTATTTTTTATAATCATGGCAAGCAAAAGCCCTGTAATTTTCTAAATATTTTCCAAATTTTCAAAAGCCCTATATATAGCATATCTGGACATTTGGACTTTTTGAACTAAAAAAAACAAGACAGACCCCGCCCAGATTAACCACAAATAAAGCGAAAAAAGCAGATGAAAAGGGCGGGTTATTCATGATTAAACATACGACCACCAACAACAGGAACGACGAAACAAGCAAGCGCAAACAATACCAGGCCACCAAAGTAAACCACCGCAAGCGCAACCAATGTTAAAACTATATATAAAAGAACCTTTAGCATATTTTTTTTATTTCGTGCGAGGCTGAAACCAGCCCCGCAAAGATTATGAGATTAAGAAACAATACCGAATTAATCGCGGTATAACATCCAATGAATTAAGAACCCGTAACGATCCGTAAAATCATTACTAAGGTAGCGACGTTCTTCACCTGGGTTATACCCTTCTTCTGGTGCCCAGTGATCCCCCTTCATAACTTCTAAGACCTCGTTAACCTCCTTTTCAGTTGGACCGCCCGCCCATCTAATAGTACGGGAGAAATACCCCCAACTACTTTTTTTTATTTCAAATTTGACAGCAGGAAAGCAAACGGATAAATAACGCCTTAAATTACTTGTTAATCGTACTTCCGTACGCTTTTCATCTTCTTGATATACTTTTGCTTTTGTTTTTTCCATTAGCGCAACAGCACGAGCCGCACGGGCTGCGTATTCTTCACGCTGTGCCTTATCTCTTGCCTCCTTTTCCTCCTGCTCCTTGCGCTTTCTTTCCTCTCTGATAGTCTTTGCCAGAGAATAAGAATCGGCAAATAATACACGCCAAGAAAGCGGAAAATAAACGTAACGGCTACATGTGTAACCCTGAGGATCAACAGCAACCCAGCGCGTAGGGGTGCGAATAAGACAAACGGAATCAATAAAACTATGTTTCTGAGACCAAGACAGAGCGGAAAAACCAACCGCGGGCGCATCGTCCGAGAAGCTGCCACCGTCAACACCGCCGTTAAATTTCCAGAAAGAAAGGGCGGAAAGTTCTTTATCCGTCATCTCGACGATTTTATCAATACGCATTAAATTAGGGCAAAAATTAACGCCGTCCGAATCTTCTTCTATACTTGCAAAGTCCTCCATATATTCAGATACTGAACCATTTTTAGACGACCAGCCCGCCCAGCCGTGCAAGAAGTCACCCACTTGTAAGCTATCGAAGGGCTTTGTTTCATTTTCACAGGCGGCAGCCTCGGCAGCTTTCCAGGCTGGGCAGTCATTCATAACATCCGCCCCTTCTTCATTTCCTCGTACGACCCAGGCAGAGGAGAAGGGCGAACCTTCCCCCGCCTGTAAATAGATGTTATCCCCTTCTTGATTAGCGAGTATTTCAAAACTCGCTACACGTGAAAGGATATAAGATCCCTTCAATAGGGTAAGCGTGCCGGTTTTCTCATTGATTTCCACGGTTAACCCACCCCAGGCAGCACGGGCGAAACGCTCGACACGGAAATATATTTGCGCACGATTATAAATATTATCTATATTAATAGCGTTAATTAAATTCTTTGTTTCCATATTCTTTTTTGTTTTGTGTGGAGCTAAAAGCTCCACGAGGTTACAGTGTTAAAATTTATCTGCTATTTTAAATTTCCTTTAAAGAACACAAAGCCGTTTATAAAGACATAGTTATTTATAAACAAATCGCGGGCGTATGCTTCGTAATTAAAATATAATGCTAATTCCCCCGCATCTTTTTTAAAATTCCTATTATCTACATAATCATAGGCAAAATCTACTTCAGAATCAAAAGGACCTATAAAGCGATCTTCAAATTCACAAAGATCATCTAATTCGAAATACTCAAGGAAAGCTGCGAGAGCTTCTGGATTTTCACAACTTTCCAAAGCCTCTATATAAGTGTATAGGTTATCAACTCCGCCACACTCCGAATACAATTCTTTTGGAAAGCCTCGGAAGTCCTGGAACATTAATTCAGGGTATTCCTCATCTCCGTGCAAGGCACGGCAAACTTTAAAAAAAGTTTCTTTATCCTTGCAAGCCTGAAGATTAATCCAGGCACCTGTAAGATACCCCGCGTTATACTTTGCATAAGTACTGACATACAAAGCGGGGATAACGTCACTATATACTTTTTCATATACTATATACTGTTTTAACGCAGCTTCACGCGCATTAATTTCTTTCAGTTTTGCGATTTCATTAAAATTAGTTTCCATAATCTTTTTTTTTATCAGGCTACCGCCTGAAAGTTTTTTATTTTATTTATTTATTAGGCGGTTTATAAGGGACCGCCCGCCCTGTTAAGCGTACATGTATACAAAATATATTGTATATATACTTAGCGAAATCAAAACGATATTAACGATTTTCTCGTACTTATTAAGTAGAGAAAAAAAACGCTTATTTACTCGCAACTGTAAACGATATAAATTATTTACTTTCATTTTTAGCCCTCCACTATTTTTGTAATTATACGAATATAATTACCAGTTAGACCACCGCGCGGCGCGTCGTTTCCTTTCTCATATTTCACGCCTAATCTATCAAGTAAGGCGCAAACCTCGGAAGTATGATCCGCATTGTGAATAAATCTACCACGACCGGCAACGTAACAGGGACGAATTAATTTTTTATCATCAACGTATCCCATAGTTGTATAAGTACGTTCTCCGCACAAATAACGAATAATGCGAGCAGCTACAGAGGTAGCAGGCACAGAAAGTTTTTTAAATCTATTGTATAAAGTAGTTTGTTTCATAATTTTATCTTTTTAGTGCCAGGCTAAAGCCTGGCAAGTTAATTACTTAATTCGATACTCTTTCATTTCATCTAATGAAAAAAAAGCGATTTGGCCTTCACGCTCTGCGATAGCCTTTGCACGATCAAAATTATCAGTTATAACGACGGCGTCGTAGTAATATAAACCTGTTTCAGAATCAAACCAGCCACCGAAGGCAGTTACTGCTTGATCAGTATTAGCGTAATCTACTACAGCGGAAAGACCTTCAGAACCGAAGCTGTTTTGAGTGGCACGAACAGCCACAGCGTAACCAGATGTAACAGGCGTTAACGTTTTAGCGTTAACAGTAAATCCTTCAGGATTTGCGGCTGCAATTGCTGCAAGTGCCGCGATTTTTAGATTTCTTTTCATTGTTTTTTGTTTTTGTGCCGTGCTACTGCTCGGCAGTTTTTGTTTTTTGTTTTTGACAATGCAAAGGTACTAAATGTTTTTTGTTTGTGCAAGAAAAAAAAGAGAATTATTTTTATTATTTGCGAAGAAAAATAATAAAAAAAACTATTCTTTTACTTACACCTTATTATATATAAAAAACTTCTAAGCGTCGAAGATCTCAGCGGGCGGCTACCTTCTGAGTCTCGACCATCTCGGAGGGCGTAAGCATATTTAAAGGTCAAAAAAAGTTCGGGGCGACAGAGAAGCCCTTAGTGTGGCGGCCGCTCTTCCTTTTGTTTCAACATAAAAAAAGCAGTGTTAGGTAAACCACACACTGCTTATCTATCTGAAAATCAAGAAATATATAAATTCGTTTCGGACTACACTATTAAAAATACAAAATGTAAAAGGAACAATTTACAAAAAGTACTCCACTAAAAAAGAGGAGCATCAAAATAATCACATTATCAATCCAACAACAAAAAACGTTTGCTACAATAAGGACAAGTTATCGTGTCATGGGATAACATTAAACCAGGTATTAAAGAAGGGTCTAAAGGTTTAACATCAAAATCTTTTTTAAACGTATCTTCCCCATCTATATTATTTGAAAAAGATGGATTCTCTATTTCATCTTCAGATAAAAATAACTCTGTAACATCACAAGACAATGCTTGAGCTATCTTGTAAAGATTTGTCATAGAGGGGCGATTGAGTCTAATAAGGGACTGAACTGAGCCATAAGAAAGTCCAGTTCCGTTAGCCAAATCACTGATAGATACATCATATTTAGCCATTAAAGCACGCATATCGAAACGCTTGCCACGATATTCCTTTACATCTTTATCATCTTCATTTCTTCTTGCCATACAATAGATTTATTTTATTTTCGATGCAAAGATAATAAAAATATTTTTCATGTGCAAGAAAAACTAAATAAATTTATTCTTCGTGTCTTCAAATTCAAATAACTCATTAAAATCGACTTCTAAAAACTCTGCAAGTTTTTTCGCTTGAATGATATTTGGTACCCCATTTATAACACGGTGCATTCCCCCAACAGTTAAGCCAAAGAAAGCAGCGGCATCAACAAGTTTCTTCTTCTTTTCACGCATCAAACGCCGTGCAACATACCAATCGGGCGTCTCGGTCTTAATTTTAGCATATTTACTTCCTTGCATATTGTTATCCTTTTTAATGCAAAGATAAAGAAAGTTTTACTATAAATAAAATTATATCAGTAGAAATCTTTATTTTTAAGATAAAAATACTACCTTTGCGATATTAACGTATTAGAAATAAACCTTATGAAAAAATTAATTATCACTCTGCTATTCGCCATTATCGGAATAACAAGTTACGCACAAGACACAATCCGTTTTGATACTAACGGAGGATTTACGCAAGTTATAACGACAGATACAAACGCAAAACAAGAATACGCCTATCTTCGGAGTTATTTTGCGGGGAAAATAAGTAACTACAAAAATGCTGTTCAAGTTGAAGACGCAGAAAACGGGAAAATTATACTCAAAGCAAACAAGAACTTCCGAGTAACAAGTGATAAACTGATGGGAAGACCTATTGACTATGACGGTATAGAAAAATTTGACATCACAATCGACTGCAAAGATAAGCGATTTAGACTAAAAATAGATGCTGTACGATACTCATACAACGGCTATATAATAATGGCATCAAATGGTGGAAATATCAAACAAAGAGAAAAGATTTTCTCACATGAAAATGAAGATTACTACTTGACAATTCAACAAATAAGCAACATAGAAAGCTTTAATGAGAAGCGAAGTGAATATTTCAGCAAACTTATAGCTGACCTAAAAGCATACATAAAACAACAAAAAAAGGAGGACGATTTCTAATGGCTTTTCAAGAACCTTGTTGTATATCGCGAAAACTACCAGCCTTGTTACGTGAACAAGGCTGGTATGTTTTTCAGACAAATGGAGATATAACTGTAGATAAATTTATGGAAGCTTGTTCATCAATGGTAGGGGATAGACATAAATTAATATTAGCAATTCCAACCATAAGAATCTCCCTATTAAGAGTAATAAATTACTATCTTCAGCGTAAATGGACAACAGAAGTACATCTTATAACACAAGAAAATCAAAAAAAACTTGTAAGCAACGAACTTTCAACACACAACACAAAAGTTCATTACGTATGGCATAAAACTATATATGAGGGGTTAATCGCTTTTGAAGGAGAGAAAAATACTTGTATTATACAAGGATATATGAATGAGGACATAACCCTTGGCTATCATCAATACTGTGCTTATTTTGGAAGCGATAAGCAACGAATAGAAGATATGATTAGCCCTATAAAATCAAAAATCAGGATAGCAGAACATACTAAAGAGATATAATGAAAGACATCAAAGAGATTGTTCAGGACATTGCAATAAAATTACGTGGACACAACGCATTAATACAGATACAAATAGACGGACAATACTTTGTAAAACGTATCGGTAATATAAACCAACTAATAGACAATCCAAAAATAACAACATACAAAGAGAATAGTTCTTTCCTCGACTGGATGGAAGGTGAGATAGATAAGGAGACATATACAGCAGGGACAATAGCAAATCATAAGGCTACACTGGCGGTGCTAAAGCGATATAAGGAAGAACTGACCTTTACGCAGATTGATTATAAATGTATATGCGATTTCGAGAACTTCTTGAAAGGTGCTGGGTATGCGATAAACACTATTGCAAAGTTTATGAAGATATTTCGTCGATTCGTCAATCTCGCTATCGACGAGGAACTGATGACGGTATATCCTTTTCGCAAGTATCACATTAAGACGGAGAATGTTCAGAAGCAATCGCTGACAGAGAGAGAACTGAGGCGGATTGAGGAGAAAGAGGTAAAGGAAGACTTGACAAAAGAGGAGAGAAAGGTGGTTAAAGGTTTTCTATTCAGCGTCTATTCAGGTCTTCGATTCTCGGACATCGTGCAAGTAACTAAGCAGCACGTTAAGAACATCTATCGGAACAAGTGGGTGGTGATGCGAATGCAGAAGACTGACCATGAGGTGCGAATACCTATCTCTAAGATGTTTGGAGGAAAGGCTGCTGCAATGGTGCAAGAGAACAAGACTACGACAGGTAAACTCTTTCAGTTGCCCTGTAACGCTCGCTGTAACCTGATACTGAAGCGTGTGCTTAAGCGATTCAATATACATAGGCACATTACTTTTCATTGTGCCAGGCATACGTGCGCCACTGTGCTACTGAGTAAGGGTGTGAGCTTACCTATTATACAACATATATTAGGGCATCAGAGCATCAAGACTACTCAGGTGTATTCTGCTGTGAAAGACACAACGATTAATAAGGAGATACGGAGAGCGTTTAGATAAGGGTTCCATCGGAACTAAGTTCTACAACCGTAATGATGTTAAGAGATTCAAGGAGTTGCAATACTTCAAAATTCAGTACTTGAATAATGACATATTTAGGAATATGTCTAACTTGGAAGAGGTGTGGATTCCTTCCACTGTTAAAGGATGTGGAAGAAGAATGTTCTTAGGCTGTGAGAATCTGAAGAATGTAATCATGCTGGGTGATACACCTATTGGAGATGACACGCTGTTTAATAAAGATACGGCTATGCGAATTCCTACGAAGCTATGTATATACGTACCTGATAAGGCTTTAAACACGTATAAAAAGACATGGATGAATTATAAATATGTAGATAGAGTCCATCCTATGAGCGAGTATCATTCGTGATACTCGCTCATAGGACGAATAATAGATGTTCCTCTTAATGGGCAAGGTTTACTTGTAAAAGCCTTTTTATATGCTTCCAAGCTCTCGTCAGGTACATAGAACTTGCACCCATTAGGTGTGCATGTATCGTAGGTTGCTGTCGTGTTAGAAAATGTCCAGTCGTGACTTGGAGGAGTCTTTCCATGAAAAACGACAACTGTTGATGTGTTGAAACCTAATACATAACGACTAAGCGACGTGACATTCTCAGGTATATCGATTCTTCTTGTATTATAGAAGTATGAGCGAGGAGCTCCACCTACTGACGGAAGGAGTTTGACTGATTTAAAATGCTTCAGATCTGAGAGATTATCTGTATTCATATTATAGAAAATAGTCCCGATGGGATTAAAATGGTGTTCAAATGCTGTTTTAATCCCATCGGGACTGTATTCCAAGGCTTAGATAGAAAAAATGGCATATTAGACCTATCTATATTTAAGAATCTCAACTCTGTTAATCAAGAGAGCTTACGTTATATAGTACACCTTTACAAACTAATATGTCCACCTTCTGTATCTGTGTACCAAGCGTGCTTCTATAATTCAACGATTGATAATCTCATCGTTGAGAACATGGAGCAGCAAAGTTCTTTATTATGGGGGTTGCGTTTTAAAAACTTTGTAATCAAAAGCAAAATACCTCCTAAGCAAGGAAAGAACGCTTCGTATGGATGGAGTGATAGAACGGGCTCAAGAATCTTTGTGCCAGACGAGAGCGTTAATTTATACAAAGCAAGTGCTTCCTTCTCAGATATAGCAGAGTATATCTATCCGCTTAGTAAGTATCACGGGTGATACTCACTTAAAGGGTAAATTCTATCTGCAACACGAGCCCAGTTGTCGGAATGTCTATAAGTTTCTATTACGTCGTCAGGCACATATATAACGCCGTTTCCCTTTAGTGAGGAGAAATTAATAGTAGGTGGGGTCTTTGATCTTAAAATGGTAATTTTCGCAAGCAAAGAAGGTTGAGTATATCCAAAAGAAGATATAGTAGAAGGGTAGTCTACGACATCCTTAATGTATTTATCAAATCCTTCAGGTATATACGACAACGTCCCTTCCTCTACAAAAACAGTTTTAAGAGATTTAAGAGGGTTATAAGACCAACCTCCGAATGTATAGAAACCTATAACATCTACACTCTTAGGGATAGTGATTGATTCTAAAGATTCACATCCCTCTAAGTTCTCATATCCAATCCTTTTGATATTGGTGAATGATAAGACCTGTAGATTCCTTATCCTTCTGTTTCCTGCGAAGATAGTCCCGATGGGATTAAAACGATGTTCAAATACTGTCTTAATCCCATCGGGACTATGTTCGCAAATAACAAACAGATAACAAGTTTTAGAGGTTTCAAATTATTTACAGGCCTTAAAGTGTTAGGAGGAGTCGTTTCAAGGTACGTTTCCTTTTCAAATTGCACAAATTTAGAAACGATAGAGCTTCCTAATTCTCTTGTTATATTATCTTATCAGTCATTTTATAATACGGGATTAAAAGAGATTACAATACCAGCTAATGTAAGGGAAATATTGGGAGAATCTATAATAAGGAATGAGAAGCTTACAACTATTATTCTTTTGCCTGAAACTCCTCCTAAAATTAATAATTCCTCTATTCATGCTCTAAATGAGAATTTAAAGTATATCTATGTGCCAGATTCAACCATTACACAATACAAGCAAGAGTATAGTAGATTCTGGTTAGCAAAATTAATCCGACCCCTTAGCGAGTATCACCCTTGATACTCACTGAGAGGCTTAATACATTCTGATTTATCATTCCAGCCGTCAGTAATCTTATATTTCTCTACCAAACTATCAGGTACATAGATGTTGTTGCCTTTGTAAAAAAATGGCCAACCTGCATATCGTTCGAATTTCACAACAGTCTGCGCCCTGAATATAAGTATAGCAGTAACACCTCTGAAGGTTCCTGAGTTAATGATGCCTGTAAACGTCTCAGGGAAATCAAGAACTTTGAGTGCTATACAGTGTGAAAAGGTCTCGTATAAGACTGGTGAAGACTTCATGTTGACTGGAAAGATTACTTCTTTTAGACGAATACAATTAGAGAACATCGTATGTTGTAGTGTATATCCCGTAGGTATTGCTATTTTTTCAAGATTCTTACATCCATCAAAAATACCCCCTTCGTTTCCCTTTATTTCTGTGAAAAAAGTGAATGCGGAGAAGTCTTTAATCTTTATGTTACCCCTAAAGATAGTCCCGATGGAACTAACTGAAGCGGCTTCCTCCATAGAGAGCTCGCCATCACCGTCTTTGTCCCAATTCTCAACACAGATTCGCTTCACCTCTGGGTCTTCGAAGCGAATCCACCACTTAGCGATGTTCAGCTTGAGCTTAGGATAGTGCGTCATAAGTGCATCGTAGGTATCACGATATGCACCTGTGGAGAGATTGATAGTGCCGTCGAGAACTGGGTAGGGGTCGTTGCCGTACTGACCCTCTGCATCGATTCCTTGATATGTTCCATCGACTAACTGGGAGAGTTTATCGAATGCTCGTCCGTCCGTGAAAGTCTCATTGAAACCGACACAGCGCACGTAACGCAGAGCATGAGGAACTTGCCCAACCTGTGCATCCATTATTCCAATGAGCATTTTAATCGGCTGGAGATTGTCACACCCGCTAACAAAGTAACTCATTACATTAGGAGCGCACGCTTCTGTGTCGCAGTGCTCGTTCGTGAGTTTATCGAGGTTCTTTAATTCCACGTATGATGTCGTAGCTGGATAGTCGACCTCCTCGAGTGCAGCACCATCTGCAAAGTGTGCTTCGGTGAGCGAGGAACCACCAGCGAGGAACTTACGCAAGCGGAAGTTCCCACGCATATCGAGCGCACCTCCGAGGGTAGATATGTTCTGAATATCTATCTCCTCTAAGGATGTTGTATTGCCGAGCGTGAGCGAAGATATTAGTATCTTCACCTTCTGTTCTTTCTCATCACCGAGCTTCAATCGCTTGAGTCGCTTACCAATGATAGAGAGCGCACCATTAATGACGTATGATGACCAATCGCCAATATCGAGCAGGTAGTCTGCTGATTTAACTGATAGCTGCTGGTCGGACGTGCCGTTGATATCGACAACTATCTCACAAGGCTTACCTGCATCTGTGCGAGCACCACGCATAATTGTGGTACCGTACGCAATAGTAGGGTACAATTTCATTGCAGGTGTCAAACGTAAGGTAATAGAGTTAGTTGTTGCATCCGCCTGTGCTGATGTACGAACAGTAATCGCACCTTCAGCAGTCTTGGCATCATAATCTCCGAAGGAATACTTAGACATAAGGTATTGAATGCGCTTCTTTACCCACGCAACCTCGGGTGATTGCCCATCACCGAGCGACTGACCGAGTGGGTCGGTATCGTTCGTGTATGTTCCCTGTAGCATAGCGAGCTTCATCTTCTCATATAGCTTGCCATCTTCATTGTAGAGCATAGATGAGAATTTATCAATCACAGAAAAATAGTACTTAGCAAAGAATGCAAAGAGCTTCTGCTGGTGTGATCCTTTCTGCAACCCTCCGAGTTCCTCCATCTTCGCAAGCATTCTGCGCATCATCTGCGCACGCTCTTCGGGATATGCCTGCTCCATAAGATTCCATAGTACGGATTTCTCACCGTTCCAAACAGGTGTACCATCATCGTATGTATCGTGATATTCCACCGAGTAGGGTTTCTTCATCAATCCTTGGTTAATGACCGTGAAGATAGTATCGAGGTCATCTTGTCTGAATTTCCATTTGCTTTTTGCCATATTTATTCTTCGTTAAAACAATAAGGATAAGTATTCTTTGCGCAGTTATCGGTCGCTGCCACCGCTTCAACATATAGTTGATGATATAAGGTATCTGTGATGTCCCAGTATTGGGATTGCTCAGCACGGAACTTCTGAATACGTGCAGACTTGAATAACTCATTGAGCTGGGCTGCGTCACTAACTGAGCTAAATATCGTCTCAGTCAATCCGTACTTATCTCCGACTAACTGCTGTCGAAGATTAACCACCGATACACCGCTATCGAGTGTCGACGGGCAGAACTTCTTGTAAAGCGAGTCGTAATAATATAGGTTGTATTGGTTTGGATCACCAGCCTTTGCAATCCAATACTCAATGTGTGTTGAATGAGGGTCAGCATTTAGTTCGTCAAGTGTACCATTGAAAGGCTCAATGAAAGTATTGCACTGATATACGATGTTATAAGCAGTGATATACGATTCAACGAGCTGCTCTGCTCGCTGGCGGGTCTCATCATCTGCTGTTGACTTATCATCCGCTGGGAGGTCGGCATAGTCCAAATCCCAGCAATTCTCCCAAGAGAGTTCAGAGACTTGGTACTGGTATGCTTCTTCCTCCGCATTGTAGCGGATGCGCCTTTTGTCCCAAGGTACTTGAAAGAGCGTCAAGCGTGGAGAGTTATCAGAGCCTTCAATAGATAAGAGGTCGGGGAAAAGGTCCTTATCATATCCGAAGGTTGCAGAATCTCCTTTGTCTGGACCGAGTGTAAACAGACCGACAAACTTGTACGTAACAGTACCGTCTTCTGCTGTCTGTTTCTCAAAGCCAACGAATGTCTCTTGGTAAATAGACACTCGTGCTTCGCTATCCTGCTCGATACCCTCGTTAGTTAATCCTACCGCCTTCCATAGGTCGGTATATGAGTTCACAGAACCTAACTTGTGATATTGCATAGAAGAAGCGATGTTTTTCTTTGCTGTCAGCTTAGAGATTTTAGGCAGGTTCTTGAATAATTCAAACTTCTTCTGCGCTGTCTGACCATCCTCATATACAATAGTAGTATCCTTAGCTACTTTTGCTTTCCAATTCCAAAGATAGTAAAGCATAGAAGATGTACCTTGACCTTGTAATTGAAGGTTGGTAATTGTCAAGCGGTTAAGGTTGGTATTACCATCTTTCGGATATATCTCAAGCGTGCCTTTAGGTCTATATGATTTACCATACTCATACGCTGGGAGTGGCTTATCAAATGTAAATACGTTCACCTTGCCACGGACCTTGTCAAAGTCGACTGTGGTACCGAGCGTGTCGTAGATGTCATTATCCAATTTCTCGGCACTCTTCTCTCCTACGGTTGCAAGAGCATTGATATAATCTTGATGAACATTAGCTGCGTCCATTGCACTGTCATAAATGCGAATAGAGTACAAATCGACATCAGCCTTATCAGATCCTATAACGATACCACCGCCTGAACCTATCTGCATAGAATCGGTAAGCAAGTAGGCGAACTTACGAGCTTCAATGCCGTCAATATAGAGATAGACGAGGTTAAGGTAATACGTGTTTCCATTCAGTACATAAGTGTACTTCTTAGGACTAATCACGAGTGCCAGGCGAATACGCACACCATCATCTGTGCTCATTGCCTGCACATCAGGATTACGCTCGCTACGAGTTGCGAACATAATAGAAGAAGGCTTCACCTTCAATCCGATATAACCCTTCTGATAAGGCATTGCAATAGAGATACACTCAGCATCGTAATCAGAGGTGTTATTAATCTGATAGTCTATCTCGATAGTCTTACCGCTTTGAGCAGCTTCCTTCTCAAATGGCTTGTAATCTATTGTCAATCGAGAACCAGCGAGCAGTCGCAATGTGCGTGCACCCTCATCGTCCGTCACCCAGCCGTCACGTGAGAAGGCAACGCTCTGCCACTCAGCACCGATATGCTCGGTATTGATGAGATTACGGAGGATATTACGGTCGGTGTCGGTGTTGTTTCTGTTCTTAGCATTCAAATAGAATACCGCTCCAGCTGTTGCAGAGTAACCTTGCGAGTTATCCACTGGGAAAGGAATAGCGTCACGCAAACGCACCTCGTCAGTTGGGTGAGTTTTGAACCCAATTAACGCTGTAAAGTCGGAGTTGTCTATAGTCTCAACCTCAAGCGAAAGGGTGTATTGCATCTTTGTTTGTGTCAGAGTATTCTCAGAAACATTCTCTTGAAGGACCTCGTTATCCTTCTTCATCAGGATTGACAGCGGTGTCGTAACAGCCTTGCCGTCATATACAGCGTACTCCAACACCTTATTTTCATACCAGTTCAGCAGTTTCTCTGCCTTATTATTAACAACGACCATCTTCACAGCCTCGTTATTAGCTACCGCCATAAAGTCGTAGCCTACTGGCGTAGTTTGCACGGTGTTGTCTTCATTTGATAGCCAAGCAGAGAGATGGAAGATACCAGTCTTATTCGTAAATGGCACGGTGTAAGCGACAGGGGAAGATGTGTAAGTTGCAGTACCGAACTGACGCTCATACGTCTGCTCGTAGCCTTCACCTGTTATCTTCACATGAAGCGTCTTAGAGATGTTACCGCTAATGTAACACGGCAAGACAATGTCGCCTTGATAAGCCTTCCACCAGTTAAACTCAGAAATAGAAAGGAAGAGGGCAGACAGTGTGATTGAATAGACTAACGCAGGAGAGGTTTGTCCTGTCACCTCACCTGTAATCTTTACCATGATGTTATTTTGTCCGCTCTCAAGGAACTTGAATACATCAACAGTCGTAACTGTGTTCGACTGACAGCGACCACGAGCCTTACTGACGAAAGTACCATCACCTGCTTTGGCGAATATTTCGTACGTTCCCCATTCGCCAGAGTCAACATAATCAGCCTGCCCAAAATCCTTAGTGCGTGACACGAACATAAATCGAATAGCACACTCACCTGCTGACTTAGAGGCCGATAGCGTAGTAGAAGGCGACTGATTGATGGCACGGAGATAATAGAGAATAGATTGCTGTTGTCCTCCGCCACCTTGCCCAATATTAAGTTCAGACAGCTTCATAGGGCCCCACTCGTCGCCATTCCATACGAGTACACACGTCTCGGATGTGAGTTCGTCTGTCTCGCTATTCACGTTTGAGAGTTGCCCAAGCGTAGGACGATTCTTTGCAATCGTCTTCTTCACACGTTCCTCCTCGGAGTTCTGTGCGTCGATTAACTCGTTGACCTTTTCAGGCAATTTGTTAAACTCCTCAGCGGTCAGTCGTCCGCCTGTCTGTTTGTGTTCTAAGTATAACTTCTCTATCGCCATGTTATGATAATCTGAATGGGAATGTGTATGTAAAACCGTTGTTGCCCTCTATCTCGACACCGTGCGCAAGAGATAGCGCATGACAAATGATGTCTTGAAGGAGTTTAGGGTGAGAACTCGTAAAATTCTCACCCGTATTGTCTTCAATGCCACGGATAGATGCTTGTGCGAAACGGTTATCTTTCGTACGGCTCTCTGTGAGATGTAGCTTGATATGCTTCATTAAATCCGTCTATACTTTTTCAGAAGCAATATAATGATATAAGCAATAGCAGCTAACAGAGTAGCAGAGAGAGCACCTATTACCCATCCGCCTACATCCATCTTGATTTTCTGCCACCGGCTTAGTTCTCGCTCAATGACCTTAGGAACCTCGATGTGTTCCTTCTTGGTAGCACGTAGGCTGTCATTGCTCGCCTTGTAGCGGTCAATCATTCTTTGAAGCATCAGATTGTCCTGTGTCGCATGCCAGCGGTCACGATAACGAACTATAAGCCGTTCCTTGACGTTGCCTTGCTCGTCCTTGATGATGACAACGCTGTCATGAATAGCGACACTATCACGGATGTTAATCACTTGCCGAGTGATTAAGCTATCCTTGATATGTACGCTATCCTTCCTTGACATGTAGATAGTATCTGTGCGAATAGACTGCACAGGGACATACACTCTATGAGAACAGCTTGTAAGGCAGAGAGCCGTAAGTACAAGTAACCCTATGAGGGTTAATATTGAATACACGTAGTATTTAATTTCTTTGTCGTCCATAACTATACATTTAATGTGAAACATTGTCTGCGCTGCTTTCCATCAGCACGCTTAAACCCTACATGCACCCAGCGAGAGGACTTAGACCTCTCGACGATGATTTGGTCGTAAGCATACCCCATCCGCGAGAACTCTGTCACAAAGAAACGTTCAAACTCATCCTGCTTACCATTGACAGGCTGCAAGTCTGCGGCATATCCTGTGACATGAGCAGAGTTTTTCACACCTCCTACAGCCTTGTTCAATTCTGGTGAGCGATAGCCACTTGTAATGCGTATAGCAGGAGTACCGAGGTCGTGACGCTCGCAATATTCTGCCCACTCCGCACGGATGCACTCTAAGAGCGTAATCGTCTCTGTTAGATGAACCCTCACAATAGAAGGAGGGTTATTGTTTATCTTTAATTGTTCAGCGGTGCAGGATTGTACCAGCTCCGCTATCGAAAAATTTGCCATGTCTAATCAAATTTTGGTTTATCATCATCTACATCAACGTGCGAGCTCTTAAGATACTCGCTAAGGAACGGCACTTTGTCGATTGCTTTCAGTGTCAGAACGTAATAAACAAAGCCGGCTACTTTCCACATCGTAGTATTCTCGACAAGCATCATCCTCCAGTTACGGACGATATTCGTTGAGTAAAACCAAATCGCCACACCGCACAATGCCTTTACAACTCCGAGTGTCTCTTCTCCAGCGTGGAGGAAATAGCCGGTAATGAAGATAGAAGCTGACATTACGAAGAACAAACAACAATGATAAAAGAATACCATTGACTTTTTCAAGTTCCAGTCCTCGCCATGTTTCAGCCCTGCAACTAATCCAAAGATATAGTTGACACCGAACACAATCAACATTGCATACATGAAATCACGTATCGGGAAAAACAAGCTCAGCATTCCGCTGATGACACTACACATTACGTATTTGAATTGTTCAAGGTAATTCATAATAAGCAAAGTATTACTCCGACAACTGCACCCACCAGACCAGCAGCTACGTCCTTCAAGTCGAACTGCTCATCACGGAGGTAATAATCAACACACTCCTTCGCTACCATCAGTAGCAAGACACCCGTAATTGCAGGAAATGCCCACGCTTCAACGTTTGCCAACAGCCTACCAAGCACGAAGGCTACGATAAGACCTGCAATGAGGTGTAAGTACTTGTCGCTACCAATAGTAGCGATCTTCCTAAAAATCCTGTAAACACAATCTAAAAAATTCTTCATTTCTCTTTTGTTTATAAATAATTACCAGTCAAAATCAACTGTACCTGTGTAAATAATACCTGCTCCCGGAGTTTCTTTGCTCTTAGATGGAGTAAGCCATAACGGATTAACATATAAATAGTGACTCACCCAACCACCATCAAGTTTTCTAATCTCTCGATGATCACAGATATAAACTTCAACATTGTCTTTGCCATTAAACACTACCCATTCTTTGCCATATCCCATTTCAAAGAAGACATAACTGTGAGGTTGTTCGCAGTTAAAGATTACCATGTCAATAGGAGCACCATAAGGAATCTCTCTTTCAAAATCAGTAAGACCCGGATGTAAGGCAGGATTATCAACATCCCTCACAACTCCGTTATCTCCATCTGCTCCATGATAGCCCGGTGCATATAATGGAATTTTATAGCAGACGATATCACTTCCACCACTTTTTACAGTTACGGTAGGCAACTGTACTTTTACTCCATTTGTCTCAATATGCCCACCATGATGAACGTACATCATATCATCTTTAACGACAGCACAAATCTTAGCATAATGCCCGAACTGTCCTTGACACCAAACATCTTTAGCATAGAAGCGTGGCAGGCGTTTACGAAATTTTCCCTCAACGTTCTTACGCATACCCAAATCGCCCTCAATTGCCATAATAGCTTGGCTTCCTCTTTCCTCAAAATAAATACCACCAGTAGGTTCTCTGTTGCTGTTAAGACATCTAAGAACCTTAAATGTTCCGCTTGCTCCATCAAGCTCACCCCCGAATTTACTTTCACCAGTAACGGTGATATTCTGAAATGTAGCTCCTTTTGCATCGATAGTCTGAGCCTTGATGCCTTCAGTTACTATTGACTTTGCATCAATAAAGTAAGCGTTTAGCTTTCCGTTACTGGTAAAGAACGGGACTTTGCCCGTTGTAGTCGTGACCTTGAATGTGTCTGCAACAATGTCAAAGGTGCTATTCTCACCGTCAAGATTGAATCCGACACGCTTAAGACCTGTAGAAAGGTCACGAACAACGGCAGAGATACTATTTCCCCCCACGTTAAACTCTGCCTGAAACTGCTTCGTGGTGTAGTGTTGTGCAGAAGTCCAATCCTCAATATCGAAAGACTCGCCAGTCGCTTTCGGGCGAACACAAACAAGCAAATCATTGTTATACTTATCTTCGAAGGTAGCATTACTCCACTGGTCGCCTTTATCGTATGGAGGAACTGGTACGGCTTGCACGAAAACTCTACGCTTACCGTCTGCCGTATCTTGTGCTCGCTTTGCTGCTTCTAATGATTTGAGGACATCAGCATCTGTAATCTCGTGCCAAGAGAAAGAGCCGTCTGGATTCTTCTCGAAAGAATAAGCACGACCGCCACCAGTTTCAGCATACGAGCGATTGTAATATACATCATGCTCGTGCATTTCTTTCGTTTCATCGTCCGTCCACTCGTTAGCGGGTTCACTGGTGAGCGTTGGTACCACGTCACCAAACCAAATAACCAGTTGCTTATCTGATTGCTGCTGAACAGCATTGAGACGTCCTTGCATCGTCTCCAAGAAGTTTTGCAGAGGGATATACTCACCACGATTAGCTGGGTTCTCGACACGTATCTCGAAGTTCTGCTTATCAAATAAGAAGATAGGATCAGGGAGGATAAAACTATTGATGCCCTTTATAATCTTAAAGTACGGACTACCCTCTCCTGCTGCTGACTGAATAATAGCACTCTGACGTTCTTTGACTGTGAGGTTGCCAAGCTGCACAACCTCGTCACCCACCTGTGGAACATCGCTACCACTCGCATAGTAATCTACATTCGTATTGTCAGCAATATCTACGTAATCAGTACCGACAGCAGTAACACGCCTATACCAGTAGTGATTAGCTGTTTGTCCGTTATTGTCAATAAGATTAAACGTCTCGCAAAGAGCCAAGTCGTCCTTAAGCATGGAGTTATACACCCTACGCCCTTCACTATCCTGCTGAACAAAGAAACACCGCCATGCACCATTTATCTTCTCTATTCGTGAAATGACAAAGCCGCCAGCAGAGTTCACGACCTTTCCTTTGATGTGGGAGGTCTTCATTATCTCCACCTCTTCTGCTGTCAGCTTCTTGCGTGCGTGAATATAATCAGTGTCGATATGCCAACTTCCTTGTTCGTCGCGATAAATGCCAGCACCACGAAGATCTTTCTCAAAGTCATCGCCAAAGTGAACGCCATTAAGAAAAGTAAGTATAGAAGAAACCCTATCATCAATATCCTTACGGATATATCGAGCATCAGAATTACCAAAAAGATAGTCAGGCGTAACCACGTCGACACGAGAGTTTTTTGGCGTTTCATTATTAGCGACACCCGTCAAAGTTTCTCCACCGATAATAAGGTTCTTTACGGTCGCATACTTAGCCTCGATATTATCGAATGCGGCACGAACAATAGCCTTCAAGAAAGTCACCGTATCATCAACAGCACTATAGAGCCACCAAGTATTATCACCGCCAGCAGCGATAGCTTCGTCAGAAGCCAATTTACCGGTATCAACGCGTTGTGTCCACGTTCTGTTTTGCAACACACCGCCAACAACCGAAGGACTGATAACACCACCGAGGAAGATGTAATAATAATCTTCAGAGCCAAGCTGAACTTCAGTGGCTGACTTACCATAAATATCAACACGCTCAGAAGGGAACACAATCAATGCCGTGCCATTCTCTTGCTGCTTGCGGGGGATAGCAGCATAGACATATTTCTCGGTCGTAGAATTGAAATAAGTTGGGTTGGCTATCAAATTCCAACGGCGATAGTTATGTCCTGCATCATAGCCCAATCCGTCTATGTTACGCATATAACACATTATCATAGCACCACTGGCTACATTTGCCTGAATATAGTCAGCATCACCCATAGCATTAAGCGTTATACTCAAAGCCGTGGAACTAATCCAATAATTACTTGCGCTTGCTTCTGTCATATTTTATCATTGTTTTATGCAAAGATAAAATTGATATAAGGAATGTGTGGGACAGAATTATTTAGGGACAGACAAAATAAGACTAATAAAAAGAGGAGTGAATATACCCACAAAACGTAAAGTATATACTTTAACGAAATAAAGTATATACCTTATGATGCTAAAGTATATACTTTACGTATTAAGCCTAAATAGGGTAGGAGAGGACACTTACCCTATTCAACTAAATTCAGGCGAGCCATTAACATCAAACTGTACCGAGAAATGAACCTCACGCATAGAACCATCTGCACGATTGACACCCGTCACAGTTTCTTCTGGTACGATATGACAAGGGATAAACACAGTTCCTACCTTTATCCAAGCTGCCGAAGTCATAAGGAACTCATGAAGAAACCACGCTTGCATTGCGGGACTGACAGGTCCACTTGATAGTTTCCACGTTTCATAATCATTCTGTTTTGTAATTAAGCCACGGAAAAAGTTACCAAATGTTTCCTGAACAGAACGAATATAAGTCTCACTTGTAATATTCACCTCTACCGAACGAAGCGAAAGAAGAGATATGCTCTCAAGACATCCCAAGCCATTCACGAAGCGAAACTCAAAACGATCAGACGAAGAACTATTCAAAGCGTAGAAATCACGTCCGCCTATCGTTTGCATACCAGCTGTTGTTACAGGGAAGACAGCAGAAGAGGGGCCAGTCGTTACATTACCCAACGACACAGGAGCAGGAAAAGACTGAGGAACAACAACAGCCTCTCCAACGGAAACAATTTCATACTCAGACTTAGGTTTCCGAGAGAAATGTTGTGCGGTACTATTCCCATCACTAAAGAGCCTTTCTAAGTCGGTCTTAGCACCCAAGAGAGCATTACCACCTTCATTACTTATTTCCTCCGTCTGATGAACCTCACCATTTTGCATATACTCATCATAGGCAGAAAGCGAATATTTTACGAACGGATAAGCCGTAGGTGGGATAGGATCGTATTGATAGCGGTCAGCAACAGCCTGAAGAGCAGAAGAAATATCTAACTCAACGATTTCGCCTTCATTAACAGGAGTAGAAACCTGCGTAATAGTCCAATCAGTATCAGTGCTAAGAGCTGCTTTCACCTTTACGACAACCCTATGGAAAGAAATGATACCCGTAAGTGAAGCAGCTGTTACCTTATAAGTAATAGGCGAACCAATGTGCGGTGAGCCAGATTTTAAAACGAGATTAGAAGCCATGTTGTTCTCTAATTATGTTTGTAATAACACTAACAATAGTCCCCATAGAACGGTCCTGTTGGAATCGAGACGGGTCAATAAAGATGTTAAAACGAGTTTCAACGTCCATCACGATTTGCAAAAGGTCCATACTGGAGAGCCCAAGGTCTTTTGTCAAATCAGTTCTATAATCCAACAAGTACTTAGGACCAAACAATCGGGTCAAGTAGCTGTAAATAAAATATTCAACCTCACTCTTCATAATCATAATGCGTAAAATTCTATTTCAATATCCTTTATACCCTCTTTTGCAGAAAGGGAGTAAGACACCTTATTTATATAACCAGTAACCCCATTAATACGATAACGCTGAAGCCAATGGTTCGGTATATCAGCAATAGCCGCTGGAGTAGCTAACAAACGAATGCGATATTTCTTTCGATTAAGAAGGAAATAAGCAAACTCCGACATAAAAGTATCAAACAATCCACGTGTACGAATCTTAGTCTCAACTGTTCCATTCTCGTTCATAACATCAGGATTACACAGAGGCACAGGCGACCAGTCAGGCTGTTTGAAAGCTCGAATCTTCAGAGAGAATCTCTCTTCATTACCAACACCAGGCTGCACGCCATTATAATCAAACTCGTTACCCATCATGTCAATAGAGTCGGAGGTTAGAGCATATTGACCTGCCACGGTTCGCCACTTACTATTTCCAAAGCCATCATAATCGAAAGAATATTTTTCAATTGTCGAATCAATACCACCGCCACGCATAATAGCAATAGAAAGTCCCCAGTCGTGCGATTGCAAGGGAGAGTTGCCATCTTCTGTTTTTGTAGTGTCATAACTCTCACGCAAACGAAGTTCCTCTGTCAGATAGAAATCAGCCCAAGAAGTAGACAATAGATTACGAATCTTCTGTAAGACAAACTCGTGTTCCATTTCCTCATCTATGAAAGCCGATAAAATAGGCTGTCTACGCTTTGCGTTGATGTTTGAAACAGAACCACGTCGTCCTTTTTCATCAACACCCGTAGCAGAACCAGAGGCAAGAGCGATTTCATTCTGATAGTTTACATCATTAAAAACCATCGGAGTAAACTCACTACTAAACTCCTGAACATAGTCTTCATTCATCTTAGAGCAATCGCCTAATTCAACGCCTTTGAAAGCACCAACCTCAAATAAAGCAGGATGTAAAGAGTTAGCATCCTTAGCTTCACTGTCTACCTTTACACGATAAGCGTTACCGGTTGTTTTATCAACATAAACGTTCATATCAGAAGATGACAAAGCCTTGAAAATCTGACCATAGACTTTATTAGTCACTGTTCTTGAACGAGGATACTCAATATAGTCGTAATCAGTATTATAGTCTTTCTTATTCTGTTTGATATTCTGTCGTTGTTCCTTTGTATCACTTTCTGCTGAATAACACATACGGACACCCGTGATTTTCTCATTAACCTTACGCATAGAGATAACCTTACAAGGAAGGTCTATCGGTTGCGCCTGATCACGAAAGACTTTACGAAGTAAATAAGCCGTTACCTTCTTCTGCTCATAATCATAATAGAACTTAATACCGAAACTGTTCTCTAAAGACTTAATGACAGTACTAACACTCTCCTTTGGAAAATTCTCACTATTTGCATACATAGCGAGGACATTGCCAGACACATTATGCGTCTTAGCATCCGACTCAATAGTAATAGACTGAATTGAGCCATCACCGACATTGTACGTTTGGGGTTCACTTCCATCATCAAAACGAACCGTAAAACTGGTGACATCCTTAGAGCCTTCATCCTCAAATTTCAATCGACCACCACAACCACGACTATCCAACCACTCATTAATCTCATCGATATTCGCGAAGAAGGGATTGGCATCCTCGTGTTGCGGAGGCGTAATAGCCCATTTATTTACAGGAGGTGTAACAGTATTATCACTTGGTGCATATTGATGTTCAACAGACGCTATAGGTATTTGCCTATAAGTACAAAGGAAATGAGGAATACCCACCGTTTTTGTTCCATCTGTGTATGTAAAAATCTCTACATTCCAGACATAAGGTTTATCCTCTGTAGCTTCGGAAGGGGAGGTTTTCCAACCATTCAATTCAGTTTCAGACAGAGGTATAATAGGCATTTCAGATTGAGAATCAGAAAAGTAATAGAACTCATCAATCTTCGCTATACTATTCGCTTTTAACAATAAAGAACCAAGACAAAGTGTGTCGGTAGACTCTATAATACGCTCCTTAGAATCTTTTATAACACTCTTTTTCCAAATATATTTTTTCTCGCCTTCACCATGAATAGGAACAGTATCGTACTTACAATGAGTGGTAAAGAAACAAAGTCGATTGAAATCACCTATTTCTGTTAATGCACTCTTATCAAACGACACTCCTAAATATTCAAACAAACAATCAAGAAAGTAAAGCACATAGAAACAGATACCTGACTGTGGGCGATCAGCATCCAAAACCCAATAAGGATAAGCATCCTCATTAGTATTGGTAGCGTCTTTTGCCGCAATAACGCTATCACTTGTTGTTCCATCATCATTCAGTCCTAAATGCTTATAACAAACACGAGCATTACAATAAGGCTTTGTAGGATAGGCCTCTGAAACATTTATAAAGCTCGTTTTAACCTTTGGAACAGTAACAGAGTTCTTATCAGGATAAGATAAAGTTGTCTTCCTTTCTGCCTTTTCTTTATTACCAGAGACAACGCACACACCAGGATAAGAGAACCCTAAAGCCTGTGGTTCAAAAGTTCCATTAGCGACACCATCTTTATCAGAAGTATATTCTTTACCTCCTTTCTTTCCTTTATGTTCAATCTTCGCTCTAAAAGAATATGTAACTTCACTAACAAGATTACCAATCTTCTCTCCGATCTGAATTTTATCCTTCACGGGTATGTCTTGGCAAGACAAATCCCCGATAAGGCTATCGAAACTTTGCGAAGAAGAAGCTATATTCATAGACACACCATCTTCTACCTCGTCATCATCGGCAAGGACAGCAGTACCACTACGAAAGGGAAGACCATCAACAAGAATACGCATAGGGGTATGCTCCAACTGAACAGGACGAATATCACTTATTGCGCTATCAACGTTACCTACAAGGAAACGATTACCTATCAAAGGAATATTGACAGGGTAGGAGAACATTTCTGTTTCGTTGAACAGTGGGTTCTGATCATCAATATCAAGCGTAAAATCGTCAGGCAGAACAAGTGGTTTCCTTTTTGCCTTTATAGTAACGTGTGACTTCATTAACTATTTTTCTTTAATAATTTAGATGTATTATCCAAAGTGATACCTTTCTTTAAGTCTGAGTAAACCACAGAGCCTTTATAAGCATTTATCTCACGATGACCAGCATCACAAACAACCCCACCAGTAATATCAACCGTAGCAGCATCAGCACAAAACACCTTTTTAGAGTCTGTGATAACAGAAGACCAGTCGCAAGCATGAACTGTACTTTTATGAATATTACCACGAGAGTAATCATTCAATAAAACCTTTGCTTCTTCATTATCCGCATAAACGTAGACATGATCATAAGCACAAACTTCGGCTTTACCAAGTACATAAACCTTAGCCTTATCTCTAAACTTTAACACGTTAGGACAATCACTAACAAGAACCTCTCCCTTATCAGTGCTCTCGTTAAAATAGACACCAGCAGCATTTATCTCGTCTTTATAATCATCATACACCTCAGAGAGAGCTGCAATTGTCTGCTGTGGAACTTCTGTAATAAGTCCATGCCAATACTTAAGCCACACGGCAACCAACTCTGGTACCGTATTAGCTGCTGCCATGTCCGCTTGGCTCTCCTTACAATTTCCACTCTGAGAAAGAATATCTGTACAAAGCTTCTTAAATCGTTCTAACTTAGCATCAATATTTGCCATAATCAAATCATTTATATAGCAAAGATAGGAAACTAAACAAGAGAGTATGGGACAAAAGCAACAAAAAAGCCTTCACTATCCATCACGGACAATGAAGGCAACACTACCAATATATAAACATAAAGCTACGATATAAATACCATTAACTACCCTTTATCCTTTCAAGTTCATCATTCTCTTTAGCCATATTATCCATGTGCTGCAATACAAGTTGGAAGAACTGACTATTAACCTCCGTCTCATCTAAACCAAGATACTTTTGCATAGTTGCCGTTGTACGTGTATAGAGTTCAAGCGGATTGTTTTGCTTTGGCTGTCCTTTCACAACTTGACGCTTAAAGCAACGCGGATATTCTGTTTGCAAATAGAACATCATACCTTCCCACCAAAAACGAATAACCTGCCAATCTTCTTCAGGAAAGTTCCTAAAGTAAGGCGCATAATCCGAAACTTGATTACTCTGATATTCAAAGTCAACACGAATACGTTGTGTTTTATCTTCAACAACACGAATTTTAGCCTTATACAAGACTGCTAAGAAGCAAGCACGAGCGAGGTCAGTAGCCTTTTCTTGTTTCATCAAGTCCCTATCACTGACTTGATCACCCTTCTCTTGCATTTGAAGTAATAGATTTTGTTGCGTAACATAATGCTCCATGTAATCCTGAACGAAACGATAACGCTGCCAAGTAAAGTCTTGCATTAACGTTTCAGGACCACGAAAGACACGTTTACGTCGCCACCAAGAACGACTACGCTTTATCTCTTGGAAAGGGAATACAAATAGGTGATTATTCCCCTCACAGTCCAACCAGTCAAGCAGACCTGCACGAAGAACGCGCCCACTATTCAAGTCTTTCTCAGGCTCAATCCAAGAAGATATTTGCCAAAGATAAAGGTTGAATACAGACGGGTCTTCACCTGTCAGCCGTTTACGACACCAACGCCACGCACGATGAAACCAACTGAAAGACTTATCACGAAAGCGTACCACATAATATTGCCGTTCTACGTCAACACGAGGATTAATAGGTTCTACAATTTCAAGACCTGTAAAGGCAAAGAAGAGAGCAATCTTTACTTCCTTTAAAGAGAAAGGCTTGTAACGGGTTGCTTTTGAAGCACAGGACATCAAAACACGTGCAACAATACGGAGGTCCTCCGTGGAACAGTCGTTCCAAGAACGAGGAAGACGAAGGTCAATGTGTCGTTTTTCTTCAAACATATTTAACTCAAAGCTGGTATAACAAACATTACATTCCCATCCTCATTGTTCTTAAATGTCGATTCGTAGGGTTCACGAACCTTATTTTCTGAAGCGTCATAGATAGGCGAGGCTTCCATAGCATCCTTGGCTAAGCTGAGAAAGTCTGACTGATACATACGTATATAATCGACGCAATTATTCACCATTAAGACGGCTTCATTATGAACGGTAGCAAGGTCAGGAGCAGACAGCTTCAAGAAGTTTGTTCTTGCAATAAGATGCTTTACCATCGCCTTACGTAAGCGATGAATAAGCCTTGCGAGTTTCTTATCTTTTGCACCTTTAATAGCATTGTCTGTAAGGAAATCCAACAATTCTTCACCTACAACTGGTGCAAGAATATCCTCTTGGATATAACGCAAATCAGGCAAAAGTGTAATATACTTCTCACGATTGTCATATATGTTCACGTACTCTTGCAGCACCTGTGCTGAAGGAATCAACAGAGAGCCAACAAGGAAGAAATATCGACTTTTCTGCCAAGCATCTGTAATTTCCTTTTTCTCTCGGTACTCATCAGTGTCTTTGCCTTCTCCAGTAACAGACGCAACCTCACGCATCCACTCTTCAAGTACAATGAGCAAGCGGTTTACAGCCGAATGAGATTCCTTATAACAAGTCTGTTTGTATGCACTGATAGCATCTTTATCAGCCTTACCATAATCGTCAGAAGTTGCCACGTTCACGCCCGAACCATTCACGCTGATAGCCTGCATATCAATAGCTCTACCCAAGGCATCAAAGCAGACACAACGCTGAGCCAACATTAGTAACTGTGAATAGGGTAAAAGCGTTTCGTTACGCTGAATACTTTCAATCAGGGTCATAATGCCCGCTTCACCAATACCACGATAATACTTCTGCAACAGCACAAACAAATCTTTTCCTAACTTTTCTTCAAGGAAATCGTGCTCGCTACTGTCTATGAAGCCCGTCAGAGTTTCTATAGCATCTATTGCGTTTGCAGGCGAATAAAGCCTAAGTTCATTAGTCGTTGTTATCAACATAGTTTATGTCTCCTCTTCTTTTTGGGTAATACCAGTTTTACTACTATCAAGCGTGGTAAGCACCTCACGATTGATACGCCAAACGAGATGCTTATCCCATTCATTAAAACGGCTTGCCACCTCAAGGCTCTTTAGCATTATCTTTTGTGTCGGTGCCATCTGAACTTGTTTTACACCAAAACGAATACGCAAGTCAGTACCACTACTCTGACCAACAAGGGAGAGTGGGGTAGAGCCAAGTAGTTTCGCATCAAGTCCCATAGCCATAAAGATGATACTTGCCACCTCGGCTGTTTCCTTTTCATTCGCATCAGCGACCGACTTACTACTGCTCTCAACCTCTACGATTTCAAAGCTCTTATGCTCTTTACCATCAGTACCCATAAAGGTGAAGGCAAGGAGAGACTGACCGCTATTGTCTCGATTACTAAGCCACGTATTGATGTCCTTATACAACTTATCACGTATCTCATTCTGTTTATCAGCATCACTCTGTGCCTGTGCTTGAATGAAGAGTTGCTGCATATAGTCGTTGTGAATATAAATCACTCGACCAATAACATTACTGTTTTTACGACGGTTGAAGCGGTCAGAGATGATAGTCGCAATATACTCATACACATCACCAACAAAGACACTATGCCATGCTGGAGACGGATAGTAAGGACGACCTACAGTAGGATAACTTGAAGGAAATATGAATCGGGTAGGGCGGTTCTTAGCACTGACATTCTTATCTCGTGCCGTTCGCACAGCAGCTTTCAAGTCAGCCAATGGGGTCTGTATAGACAAAGCAGGATAAGCAACGACTTTAGAAGATGCTTCTTGCACTGACGCTACGGGCTGATCTAACCAACGATTACTTACATAAACATAATTAATCTTATTCTGGTCGTCCATACGCTCCAAACGGCAAGTATGTGCTGAACGGTAGCCAATACCTACAACCTTAGGCTTCCAAAGCGTTGTCTTTACCGGTTTTCCACGCTCATCAAGTTCTTGAGAGTTGAGTTGTAACTCTGGGAAACACATTCCCAACATCTGAGTATCACCAGAAAGCTGAAGATAAGTCTGTGCAAGATTGTTACGCTCTTGAAACTCTGCCACCTCGGGAGCCGTTCTTTCCCACACAGTAAGGGCGGCTTTCAAGGATTCTATTTCCTTATTAAGCTGTTCAATCAAAGCCTTATTATCACTCTTAGCAGTCGTTCCAAACGCAGAAGAATCACTATTCTCTAAGTTCTTAATCTCACGAAGTCGGTCGATGATCAAGCCAGAGATAAGTTTACTTGCCTCTGAATATGGAATTTCTTTCGTAGTAATATTCCCGCCAACATACTGTGTGTAGCGATACATTGGCTCAGGACCAAGACCCGCACAGAGGTCTGTGTTGAATTTCAAACCAGCCGCTGTGTAAGGAAGAATACCACAAAGTAGAGAGACGACATTAGGCAATCTGTTGCCTACACCCCATTCCATCCATCCAAGCCCTTTCGTACCAACATCCTCGGAAACCGCTTGTTCTGAACCGCTGCTGGCAAAGAGAGTTGGTACGGATTTACGCCCACCTTTTCCTCCTCCAACACCAGCGGTCATTTGGTTAGAAAAGAAGTCGTGCCAAGTCTCATCAGCAGCATCATTCCCCTTAATACCTCCAGGACGAAGCACAGCATAACCTTGAGACTCAAGATAACTCATTTCCTCCTTCAGTTTCTCCGAGCCGACAACTCGGACTATGTTTCTCTTACTCTTAATCTTAGTAGCCATATCCTTAATGCGTTAAAATTCTTATACCATCGACTTCAATAACAAGATAATCACAGAGGATGCGTATCTCTTGACTTTCAACAAACTGAATCATTCGTTGATGCCTACGTCTATTTACTTTCAAACAGACCACGTTACCCTCTTCAAGCCGTCCACTCTGAGTAACAAAACGTACAAAGAAGGGAACACGCTGTACATCCTGCGCTCCCTTTGGTGGGTTATATCCTGTCGTACGTAGTCCTGTTCGCTCTTCTATCCAAGAGAATTTCTCTGTATAATTGCGCAAAGACTGAAACGATTGCTGCGGTTGTTTGTACGGCATATCCTTGATGTTTTGTTATAACAAAGGTAAGAAAGACGAAAGATAAAGGTAGGACAGAAGTTAATTAAACCACTTTATAATAGGGTCGCCACTGAAGCCTTTCTCCCAAACAAACCAAGCATAAGCAGTAGCACTTCCGCCAACACTATCAAAGTCGCCATTCATCGCACACTTTAATCGTGACGTACTCACCCAGACACGCTTAGGAGGCATAGATTCAAACAACATTCTACGATGCTTACCTTCCAAGAATTGTAGTTTAAGAAACATTGCAACTTTATGCCCCTCTGGTATTATCTCCAACGCTTTCTCAACGAACTCTTGTGCATATTTATAAGGAGGATTGGTAACAATGTCGCCATTCCATTCTGTGTTATCCTTAGAAAGAAAATCGGCAACAGAGCCATAGCCACGGTCTATTAAGTCACGACTCACAACCTGATAACCCCCATCTATAAGTACCTTCGATATGTGCCCCTCTCCACATGAAGGTTCAAGGATAGGACCCTCAAAGCGTTCTAACTTCAAAAGCCACTCTGTAGCCTTCGGTTCTGTTGCGTAATAATCGTCCGGCTGACGTTCATGTGCACAATGATTACTTGCGCCAATCGTCTTAAATAAAGAAGCTCCGTTTCCTGTCCAGTCTTTAGTCATAATCTACTTAACCTTTATCTATATACCACTTGCTATAGCAAGGGTGGACTACTTAAAGTTTATCAGTGATACCAAAGTGTACACTTTGGCTGTGCTAAAGTGTACACTTTCATATCTCCAAAGTGTACACATTCATATCACGTAAGTGTACACTTTAGTATCTCGAAAGTGTACACTTTTGAAATACACAAGAATATAGTTTGCATTTATGTTCCACTTGGGAAACACATTCCACTCATACGGTATAGAAAACGCTTAACACCAATAAGTAAAGTGTCGAAAGCATCAGTGCCGTCCGTTCTATATTCCAATCTTACCGCATCATCGGCTTCCTCGCTGAGTTTCTCACCTGACTTGTCTTTTCTAAATCCTTTATAACCGATACTAACCTCGGCAGTCTGTAAAGCAACAATCAAAGCCTCATTGTTATCTCTATTAAAGCGAACAGCAGGATAAGCAGCACCAGCAAGGCACTCGTTAATCTCTTTGTATTTCTGCTCATGTTGCATAGGAGAACCCATATCTATAGGATGTACCGTCCAACCATACTTAGTCAGGTCGGCTATAATGGTGTCCTTATAATCTTCAGATTGCACTGCGTAAACTTTGAATTTAGCAGTAGAATCATAGAAGAAAAACACCTCCTTGCAATGAGAACGATGCGGAGTGTAATACTTATTCCAATCTTGCAACAGCTCACGCAACTTACGTTCATTCTTAACAAACATAGAAGATACCACATTTAAGGCATCAACTCCATCACGCTTATACTGCTGCCCTGTTACAACCCAGTTTATGTTTGCATTAAAGTCAAAGGAAATATAAAGCGGTTGGTTTTCAATTACATCACCATCAAGCGTACAATCCTTTACTTCCTGTAGCTCTCTAAAATCGGGTGTTTCGTATTCAGTATCTATCTTACATCCCCCGCTTACCGTACTTGCTATACGAAGGTGCATAGCGTTCTCAATAGCCGGACAGTCGTCAGGTATGTAACCGTGGACGTGTTCTATATCAAGATTGGAATAAAAACCGTCATTGCTCTTAACAGCCTTCATATTTCCAATAGAAATAGCAAAGACAACTGGCGGCAAGTCACGTTTCATCTTCGCAATATAATCAGCACCTATCAAGTCTATGTTATCAAACGTCGATGCACGATAAAAAGCGAAAGCATTACAACGTAGGTCGTTTATGTGTCGTGCATATTTCTTTGAATTGCGAAGCATAGAAAGTTCAAAATGCTCATCAGGAGTTATCAAGTACTCGTGATTAAAGAGCATTTCGGCATCATTGGGGTCGATAAGTTTATAATTGATAAGCATATCGACGAACGACTTATTTATGTTCTTCCAATTACGTGGCATAATCTTGAAAGGTCCTTCATGAGCTATCGCCTGAGCCGCTAACGCTTGAATAGCAGCACGCTTTTCAGGTCTGACAACCATAACCTCACGCCCTGTTGCTTTTGCATTGCGCAGAAGTTCATTGAAGTAAATAACCCTATCAGCATAATATGTTAGTTCATTTTGTATGTCACGATAGGTTTTTCCCTTAAATATGCCGTCAGTTAGTTCAAGGTCAAGCTTATCTTCTTCTTTCTCCAGCCAGTTACCTTTAGCCGTTAAAGACGCATCAGAGGCAAAGAAAGTCGACTTATACAAAGGATTACTTTCAGAGAAAGCAGGATCTGCAAGCGGATGCGTTATACCTGAGAGGGCTGGCATAACCTCTCCGTCAATCTTAGACTTCGACATAAACTTACACTCATCGGCCACAATAGAATTTGCGGTAATACTGTTTGCAGAACCAGAAACAGCCAAAGAGATAAGTTGCCAAATACTACCATTGGCAAACCATATCACGTTATCCCATGTCTTAGGTTGTAAGATAGGCTTCGACACCCAACGTGGCGGTCTTCCCCATCCAAAGTGTTCACCTTCACGTAAACCAAAGAAACGCTCAATAGCCGCTATCGTACCAGGTACCGTTCTTGTGTAAAGCTGCTTACGGCTATTTCCCAACCAGAGATTAGTTCCACGTGGCATACTCATACTAACAGAGTAGATACGCGGACCAATAGAGCCATCAGTCTTTCCAAATCGACGAGCAGCAAGAAGACGGACATCCCGTGCATTCGCATAGAATATCTGCTGCTGTTTATGGTTCATATATACGTCACGTCGCTGCATAATCTTAGGTCTTTATAATGGACGTTGTTCTTGTGTCGGGTCGAAAACATCAGGAGTAAAATCCTTCTCTGTATCTTCTGCTGGCATTTCCCACGTACCATCTTCATTTTGGATCATATCCGTAAACTCCTTCTCTGAAAGATTGAAACGCTTAGCAAGACGCTTACGCTCTTCAGGCGTATAATTCACTCTGTCACTCTTAATAATAGAAACATCACCTGTAATATTAATCTCGGTCGTTGGCATTTTAGAGGCAGCATCTTCTTTTTCATTGAAGTTGTTGTTAAGTTGCATCTTTATATCTGCACCACTCTTTACCGCACGGACATCACCCATCTTCATTCCTTCACGAATAAGCCAATCAGACGCATCAACGACTTTCGCCTTCTCAATATGTTCTATACCTGTATCAAAACGCCCTACAATCCAATTGAACACAGAAACATCATTAGATATTTCAGTAAAGCTACGTGGTACCCCTTCACGGATATTCAGCAGACGAACAACCTCTAAAGCGGCTTCATCTCCCTCACCTGCCTTCTGTAACAAAATGGGATATTCACGGGCTGCAAGACGACGCATAAGGTCGGTAGGACGTATCTGTTTATCTTGCAACCATACTTGATATGCTTCATAAACCAACTTAGCACGAAATTTCTGATCAAGGGTCATTGCCATACGGTCAAGGGTTAACCCACCCATTAACCACTTTTCTACCTTATCAAGGTAGTTTTGCGAAGGTCTGCTCATTATGCTTTTGTCTTTTTAGGTTTCACATAAGGATTATTCTTTGCAGCCTCTAACACCTTATAGTAAGGTTCTGTTTCTGCTTTGCCTATAAGTTTCTCCAGTTCTTTAATTCTTTCTGTCATAGTCTTAATACGTTTAGGAGTATTAGGCTTATCAGTGCGTAAAAGATACTTACGTATTGCATCAACACGACATTTCAAGGCTTTACGCTTATCACGAATAGCAGCCTGACGAGGATCATTATCCATAATACTTTGAATAACCTTATCCTTAAATCCTTCAGGCTGTCGGTCGTAATAAGGACGCAACAAAGAACGTAACTCTGGTATTTGCACCTTTCGTTTTAGCATCTGTGTCTTATAGGTGCTATCCTCTTTCAAACGAACATAAACAGTAGCTAACTCATTATCTACACGTTCATAGATACGCTCATAGGCTTCGGTACTCTTAGCAGCTTCTTTAGCATAAACACTCACCTTATCTGGCTCAACACCAGCTTCAGCCAAAGCCTTGGCTTTCTCAGCGGCAGCAGCAGCATTTGAGCGCAAATCACGAATCGTATCAACAGCCTCTTGCAAATCTTTACTCATTAACCACTTCCACTGATCAAGATGAAACAAAGTACCATAACCAGCAGCACCACTTACTGTATGAAGTGCAACAGGCTCGTTCTTCATCTCGTCTTCTTCAAACAAAGAAGGGTGTTCAACTTCGGCTTCTTTCTGTTTTCGTTCTTCCTCCAAAGCACGGGCTTTTTGCTCTAACTTTGTAGGTCTACCACGATGACGAACAAGTAATTTCGGGTCTGAGAGGTCTATAGCCTGTAATGATACTTCCTTCTTAATCTCCTCTAAGACTTGATTAATACAACGGCGCATCGCTGTCACACGCCTATTATAGTCTTGGAACATCAAGGAATCTGCGACAAAGGAACGACAGAAAGGAAAGGCATTAATCAAGTTTAACCCATACACCATTTGCTCTCTATCTTCAGATGACCAAGCACACGACGCATCTTCCAATACAGGAAACTTAGATGCTACCCACGTTTGAAAATCAGCTATCCACGCCTGTCGTTCTTCTGCACTTAATGTAGAAAAGAGTTTATCCATTCGCTAAAAGTCTATGAAACTTAATGAGAAACATTCTCTGATTTGCTTTTGTTCTATACAAAGGTAATAAGATAACTTCCCCTGTATAGGACAAAAAGGGGAAGGTGCATAAAGCAAAAGACGTAACAATAGGAGCTTTTTAGACCAGAAACTTATCCAAAAAGAATGGACACAAAAAAGCCCCTCACGAACGGACACTTCCAAACGTGAGGGGCAACCCTAAACATAAAAAACCTATCAGTCCATTTATTAGGCAGGTAAAAATATTAACTTATCCACCAGGGCTTACAGTACCCTTGTTAGCAAGGAGAGAATCCCAACCACCTGTAGTTGGTGGGGTAACGTAGAGATGATCATAGCGAACAGGACCGAGCTTGCACTCGAAAGTCGTTGTACGTTCATCCTTAGCTTCCTTACCAGTATCAGACTTAATACCACCATCATCGAAACGAACGTTGCGAGTTGGGTCGTACAAAATCTGAGAGTCTTCCTCACCATCAAGGAAGATGAAGAACAACTTAAGGTTATTCACTGAACGTGAATACTTAGCCGTGAGCTTACTAACTGCGTCGATAACAAAATGACCAGTCAACTCAAAACCCTTGTTATTCTTCAGAGAAGAACCCTGAATCTGCTGAGCATCGTCTTTACAGTCAAAACGATAAAGACCTTTACCACTCTTAAACTTAGGGGTTGAGTAAACACCGTCGGTCAGTTTCATTGGCTCAGTCAAGTCTTCTTTCAGACCAACATAAACCGTAGAACCAAGACCAGCAAAATTCTCCAAGCACTGATTGCCGGCGAGAATATCACCCATAGTTGGGCACTGAACTGTTACTGCCATATATATAATCTTTTATTTCTTTATTACTAAAAGTCTTCGGCAGAGAAAAGTCCTCTGCCGATAGACTTAATAATTATTACTTAGAGAAAAGCGCAACAATAGCGTCTGGATAACCAGTTGTTACAACGGTGATTTCTGGAGTAGTCTTACCGTTGCTCCATTTAACGAACTTATTACTTCCCTTTGGAGTTGCCTTCAAAGTAAGTGTTTCGTTAGCAGCGTAGTCCTTCTTAGGATCTGGTGCAGCACTATTGACCGTTACAGTACCAAGTGCGTCGTCATTCGCAGAAACAGCGAAAATAGCACGAGTGAAGTCACCAAGAACAACCTTCTCAACAAGAGTACCGTTACTCATACAGAACGCAGAAGCAAACGGATTAAGGAGACGAGCTCCCTGAATACTCTCTACCTGGAAGGTAATATCGAGGTTATCAGTGTCGCTACCCAACTTGACAGAGATTTTGCTTCGACTGTCTTCGCTGTTTACACCATACTGGAAGTTTTCTGGGGTGGTAGCAATCAACTTGTCACCTTCACCATAAATATCCGATGGAGCGAACTCGATGTTAGGGTACTCTGGTACGGTAAAGTTGTAAGTTTCGATACCGTTCACCTGAAGGTATCTTACACCTTGATTGCCGTGCCAAACGTTAGCGTATGCTCTCGCTAAAGCCGTTCCTGTCTTAGTAGAGCAGTAAACAATGACCTTGAGCTGGTTCTTCAATGAGCCATTCCACTTCTGTTGCCATGCACAAAAAGCGTCCCAAGCTGCGGTGTCAGTAGATGAAGTAGGAGCAGTAATAGCATCACAGTTAACAAGGTTACCCATTGCTTCACTGATAAGACCATCCTCGACATCATGCTTAATGCAAGTCAGGAAGCCGTCGAACAAAGAAAGAGCACCCTTCTCTCCGTTCTCATCATTGGCAAGATCGCCATGGAAGAGGTTTGCAAACAAGTCTTCACCATAGGTAGCGGTGATAGCCTTGAATGCTGCTTCTGACATAGGATAGCTGTAGTCTGAACTACCTTCCACTTGGTAAGGTGTCTCAACATAGTTATCCTGATTGTCGCTGAAGCGGTTCATAGTCAGCTTAGCTGTAAGAACACGCTCCTTCAAGAAGCCAATAGGATTATCAACCTTTTTGCCAACAACTTTGCGTCGAGTGGTACCGCCCTTACGAGCCATCACCGTTGCAGTGTTGCGGAACTGAATACCAGAAATCACCTTAATGTGCAGGCGGTCCATCTCTTCAGGACGGAAGTAGCTTGCACCCATGATAATCTGTGGTGCGAACTGATCAGCAATGTGAGTCAGTGCGTGAAGACCAATAAATTCTGCTTTTGCCATATCTTTATAAGTTTATTGAATGAATACTTTTTATGGGAAGAACACCTTAGATTGAGGTTTTAGAGCCAATAGTTGCCTGCAACTTACGCTCGTACTCTTCCATTGCACGTCTGTTCTCTGATGGTGACTTTGTTGGGTCATACTGAGGAACGCCAGTTACCAAGTGTGACTGCTCAGCACCAGTACCATTAGAAGCAGGACTTTCCTCGCCCTCAGTCTCAGCAGGGGCTGCTGTCAAAGTCTGAATCTGCTCGTCACGGTCAGCAATCTTCTGCTCAGCCTCTTTCAGAGTAGTCTTAGCAGCATCAAGTTCACTCTTCAAAGCCTCGATAGCCTTGTCAGATTCAGCCTTTGCCTCTGCCATAGCCTTCTCGTTAGCCTCGGTAAGAGCCGCAATAGCTGCCTCCTGCTCTTTCTTCAGACCTTTAAAGTCGTTGTTTCTCTCCTGTTCGGATGCCGCTTTCGTTTCCTCTAACTGCTGTTCCAAACCCTTAATAGTCTCGTTCGCCTTGTCAAGAGCTGTCTTAGTTTCCTCAGCCTGACCAAGCGTCTCAGCGAGCTTATCGCACAAAGAGAGGTCGAGATGTGTACCTTCCTCTGTAATAACCAACTCGTTCACGCCACACGCAGTAGCAATGTTCTGATACTTCTTATCCATATTCAAATTTGATTTTGATTGTTCACTCAAAGATTCAGAGGCTTTATTTCCACGTTGCTTAGCCAACAACTTAATTCTTTGGAAACAGCCAAGCACTGTACTCTGACCGTCCATAAGGATGCCCTTAACGTCTTCAGCGGCAAAGATTTTACCGTGTAAATGCTCGTCAGTCGCATTAGGACAGTTAGCCTTTACGTCTGCACGAAACTCAACGCCTAAGGCAGCAAGGTCAGCAACAAGTAAGTCAGTCTTATCGTCATTAGCGACATCACGAACCCACTTGTTCTTTTCAAAAGACTCTGGGTCATAGAGTTCGTGGTAGGTCTCGTTTGTATATTCGTTCTTGCTACCGTCTTTCTGTGTGTAGAAAGCAGCCATTACACCAATACAACCAATTTCATCCTTTGGGTGCATGTAATAGCGTTCGTCACACAAAGCAGCGAGATACATACCAGCCGAGCAACACATTCCATCTACAAAAGCCAATACAGGCTGGTTCCTGTCATGTGCATAATCAATAGCCTGCTGAAAGTCGTTCTTTGCCCAAGCTGAACCGCCAGGCGTATTGATAACAAAGAGATGACCGAGGCACAAAGGATTGTTAGCTGCCTCGAAAACCATATCACGAAATTCAATAGAGCCATAGCTACAAGCACCGCCATTACGTGTAATAGGACCGTCAACGGAAACGACATTAAAGAAGGGCTTAGTCATATTCTTAGGCTCCCAAGCACCAACACCTTCTTCATCAGTTGCATACTCAACAATACCATTACTACCAACAGCAGCAGTGTATCCCATAGACTTAACACCTAAACTAAGGGAAGCATGTCCATTCATATTACGCTCAACAACTTCACGAATAGAATGAACAAACTCTGGTGAGATCATCCATTTGCGTGTCGTTAATATTTCAAGTAATCCGTTCATACAGTTTGGTTAATAAAATTGTATAGTGCAAATGTATGAAGGCAAAAAGACGAAGTAAGGACTTATTTATAAGCGTATTTGACATTTTTGGGCAACATTTACAAACAAAAAAGCCTTGGAACTCTCACGAGCTCCAAGGCAAACGAACAAGGTTTTCTTCTGTCATTCAAGACAAAAAGAATGTTATCCAAGAACAAATCTATCTACCTTGTCAAAACACGCCAAATGTTTTTATGGCCTGCAAAAACACTAACTATACCTTATATTATATAGAACGAACTTATTTCAACTGTATCAAGTCACTCATAGATGTCAGTTTCACTTTCAACTGACAAGCACGAGCCGTAGCGTGGGTATCGTCAAAGTCAATCAAAGACGTATTCCACAACGAATAAGACAACCACCGAGTACCGTCGGCTTTCGTGTAAACTACGTGGAAATCAGCGTTTTTCAGATACACGATAGCCGCTGAAACAAGAGGCGCACCGAACTGAACCGACACCTGCAAATCGTGTATATAAGTCAGTCCTGCCATAGAACGAGCAGTGCTAATCTTCAACGTAGGAACATCAGCCGCCTGTACATCAGCTTCACCCGTTAAGTCAATCGTCAGACAATGTTCACTAAAGACCGCACCCGACATCTCCGACAAAGCAAGATTAGCTGGTAGAAGAAAGCGACACTGATCAGCGGGAAAGATTTCCAACTTAACTATATCATCAAGGAACAACTCCTTACAAGACAAACTACTATCCATATTTTAAGAGATTATAAGTCAAAATACTATCAAAAAACACGAAAACAAATCAGCGTTAAAAAGATAGCTTATTTGATTAAATTATTTAACATTCATTTAGAATAGATTTAACATAAGGAAACAACACAAGAAAGCTATTAAGTTAGTTCCTCTTTCCCATTAAGTCGGGTTATATCCGTATTGTTTACAGACACACGAGCAAAGGAAGGCGACAACGACTGGGATAGCCAACGGTTCAGCAATCTACGCAAACTATCACGCTCTATCTTAGACGGTCCGACAGGGATGTCATAGTGAAGCATGAAGCGTTCAAGCATCTCAATGCGTGAGCGTGATATACCTTTCTCAGCACAAAACTCTAAATCCGACTGATACCAAGTAAGCAAAGCGCGTACAAATTCGTCATGAAGTAGACGTTGCAACTGGAAGGAGGCCGTATGATCAAGCGCAAAGAGTGCTGTCGTCCTGTGCTGTGTATTGCCTATCATTACCGTGTCAGGGATAGCAATACAAAGGTAATCACAATTATCCTTCTGCGGCAAGTAGCGTGTACTCATCATAGTACAAACCTCGCTGTAGGTAAGCCAATCGTGGCGGTCGCGCTTAACAAGTAAGTTGCCCGTAATAGGCGACTTACCTGTAAGCATTGTGTTCCACACGCTTGCTGAATAGCATCTCGAGTGCGCTTGCAACTGTGCGCTGAGCGGTACCAAGGAGGATTGCAGAACGAATTGCTCTTGCGAGAAAGAGCAGAACTTAACAGGGTCGTTCACTCCTAAAACGTTATTATCATCACGATTGCGGTAATAAGCCGCTACGTAAGACTGCACTTGCAGATAGATATTCGCCATAGTCCTTACTTCTTACTATTCTCCAAGCGTATCTTCTTAATACGTTCGAGATAAGTCTTCATACGGCCGTCCATATACTTCTCTATACTTTCTGCATAGTCGGCAAAGATTTCCTTCTCTGCTGTTGAAGCTTTATCACGCGTAGCTTCAAAGAAATCACTCATCTGCTTAAGGGCTATCAGCACACCGTCCATCTGTTCAAAGCCCATAGAGTCATCGTTGAACAACTCACGGAGCAAGGTGTTTACGTCCTTAATCTTACTTTCGATAATATCGCATAGAAAGACGGTAGCGTTCAAGAGGAAGGAGATTTTATCTTGCTTTGCCATTGATTCCTTGTCCTTAGGCAGTTCAGCGTAATACTCCTTCAATGGCTTATGTTCTATCGTCCCTACATGAACCGACTTCATCACCAACGTCTGCAACAAACGATTGCCCAGCCAAGTATCAGCATCTTTCAAGGCACGAATAGCAGCCGGACGGTTCTGCTCTGGCATACGATCTATACCATGATAGAGGCGGTTGCGTTTTTCGATACGTTCTGTCCATTCTTTTTCGTGGAAGAGCATATCAAGCACATCACCATACTCTTCACCTTTAAGATTGTCAAGCGTAAAGGCGTGAACAGTCGGACTCATAAAGGTCTTTGCTATCTCACGAGAGTTAACTTTCTTCTTCTGTGCTGACATTAGCGGCCTCCTTTCTTGCTTTCAGCCTTACCCTCAGTATTGAGAAGTTCACGAAGAATACGAGAAGCAGAAACAATATCACTGAACGGGATGACATAACTTTGAATATGTTTACGACAAAGTTCTCTGTCTTCCTTAACTGCTTCACGCTCCAATCTCTTAATCTCATCATCAAGATAGAAACGTGCCTTACGCAAGTCCTCCAGTGCTTTTGCCTTATTGTTCATACCTTCTTCACGCTTTAAGCCATGTCGCCAAAGGTACTTAATTACGTTGCCAACATTGAAGTTATAATGTCGAACAATGGCAATGCACTCTACACCTGATGGGTGAGCGTTATAGTAACTTGGGTGTTCTACTCTGCTGTCTACCTTCTTCTGTGGGGCAGCAGTTGGAGAAGTCTCTTTTGCTTTGTTTTTTTTACTCATTTGTTTATATATGGTTTAGGGTTTATTTATCATAAGAGTGCTTATGTAACGATAGGGCAACTACTCTTAAAAATGACTTTTCAGTTCTCTGATAGCCCTTTCAATTGAGGCAGTAACAACCTTCGGAGGCGGACAATCTTCAATTGAACCTGATCCACGTCGATAGGCTTCATATCTACGAAGTACCTGAAGGTCGTGCCAACGAAGCTCTTGTTTCTTACGCAGGTCTGCCTGTGTATCGCTATCGTTGTCTATAGTGCGCAGGAAGTCTGCCGCACGTTGTATGTAAGTATTTGCCTTGCTCATAGCTTTTCTCTTCGTGATTTTGAACGCATCTTAAAGAATACCTTCAATGGTGTTAAAAGCAAAGTTGTCGTATCTCTCACGAAATCACCAAACTCGTCTAAATCTGCCAGTGCACGAAAAAAAGCGTATAGCACATACAGAACATAAGCAACCACGATATAGATAGTTACGAATGCCATCATAAATCCACGTCCGATTATTCTCACGACTTTACTCATACTTTCCTTTACTTTCTCAATTACTACTTGTGCCCATGTACGGAGTCGAACCGCACTTTGTCCTCAGCTTTCGGCAATCATAGCCTTATTTCCTCTGCCTATCCGCGTGGCAGTCGCACGGGCGAAAAAGAAAAAGGTCAGTCCGCTTAGGCAAGTTTCAGTATGCAAGATAAAGAATCTTACGCAGACCGACCTTAACGAAGATTATAATAACTATAAAACTATAAAAGAAATGCCAGCTATTATCCCTCTACCGTTCCTCCAGGCAAAGGCGGATTAACTCCCGCACCACCACCACCAGGCTTACCGCCCGGCTGATGTTCCTTGCCCTCCTCGACTATGTTGTCTTCCTCGATAGCAACGCCACGGTTGTCCACCTTCTGCCAGCTCACCTCTGCGGCAAACTGCTGACTGAACTTGATGCTCACCGTGCAACCTAAACGGCTTCTGCCATTGGCAGCGTTGACCATCTTAGCCGTAGCCGTAACCTTGTCGGTGTCTTTTACCGAACACTGAAGGTTAGGATAGACTGTTAAGAACTTGTCTCCTAAATTGCAACGGAAACCTTTCAGCACATTGCGCTGAACGACTTTCATAAAGTCAGTCACTGCCGCCTGCATAATAGAAGGCTCGATAGAGGTGTTATCACACGCCTCACGACAAAGCTCTGCAAAGGTCAGAGTGTCGTTAGGAATAGGAACAGCATAGAAACTATGCTTACCTAACTTTTTGTTTTCCCTTACGGTATATTTGACTCTTGCCATAATATACATTCTTTTTAAGGTTGAACATTAGAATTATCATCACAAAGATAGTTCATTTACAAACATACATAGGGACAAAATTTTCAGCGTTTTCAGTTGCTATAGTAAGTCACTTCGGGTTAGTATAGCAAGACGCTTAGAGTTACTATAGTAACCCGCTTTGCCTTGCTATATCACCCTTTAGGGAGTTATTATAGCAATCTGTGTCGACTTACTGCCCTTCTCGTTTCATCCCGTTAGACTTCAACAAACTATCTACAACATACTGTGTCTGAACTTCATTGTCCTTCTCTATCAGTTCATGGAGCCAAGCAGGTTTCTCTTTCTTTACCTTTGCAGCAGACTCAACACATTTGCGAAACAACTCAAACACACTTTCTTGCCGCAACATATTAAACAAGAGCACCTCAGATATTTCTACCATATTGGCTTTCCCAAAGCGAAGTATAGAGAAGTTATCCATATATAGAAACTTCCTTCCCATACGCTCACATAAGGCATCCATAGTATTTAGATGCTCAACATACTCAGCATTCAGTTTTTCAATTTCTTGTTTCTCCATTGCTAATTCCTAACCTAATAGTTCTGTTTCAATTTCATTTATCACATCCTCAAGCGTAGCACAAGCGTCATACTCTCTCTTTAAGGTCAGTAAGACTGCAAGGGCAGCTTGCTTATAGTTTCGTTCTGTTGCTCGCATAGTTTATTTACGAATCTTTTCTTTATAGATACGCTTCAAGGTCTTTAGATCCGTAGAAGGTTTCTCTTTCAAGACCTCAAGGAAGGCATCACGACCTAAGGAACGATAATAGGGCTGAAAGTCGGCAAGTATCAAGTCGCACGGCTCGCCTGCTGGGATAGCCATACCATCCTTTGCGTAATGCTTGCTCTTTGGGTCAGACAATTCAAGGACACTGATACCCTCTTTGTTTACGATGATATAATGATGTCCGTTGAAATCTATCTCGCCAAAATGTCTTACAACAGACAACTGACTATTTGCCCAATACTCTTCTGCCATACAGACAGGCGTTATCTTACTATTCATATTCGTCTATTCTTATGTAACAATATCAGTCTAATCCTCTGCGAAGCCTATCACAGTCAACTTCTCTTTCAAGTCGTCCCAATCAACACCTCTGAGGTAACGCACAAGGCGGGAAGGCTTGCCATTCTGCTTCATCGGATTAATAAGGACATTAGGCTCAAAGTAGTAATTATAGCCAGCAATACGGAACTGACGACCATTATACTCGCAAAGAGTACCCACTTCAAAAGGCTTATTCTCTGCAAGAAAAGTCTCTCCGATACGTCCCATCTCTTGCTGTAACGCTAATATTTGTTTTCTCTTCTCGGCAAGCAATGCCTCTGTTTCTTTTCTATTCATATATGTAATTCAATCTAAGTTATCTATTCTTTGATTGGTAAAAGAAGTATCTTAAAGCCACTTCTCATTACTTAGTTTTCACTTCATTCACACAACCCGTGATATAAGCTCATACAGCTATACCCTCCCTCTGGTTCAAACAAATCAAGCTCTATATCATTGCGATTTACATATTTGAACACTTCCTGCACTGTGGGGTATTCGCCGTTGGCGCAAAAACGCTTAGGTATGTAAGTAGGTGGAAAGAACGACGAGCCGAGTTCTGTTTCATCCTTCATTCTTTGCTCCGCCTCTATCAATCGGTTGCTTGCCCATTCATCTTTTGAAATCAACTGTACTTCACGCTGTCTACACATAACACAAGGGAAGCAGCCTACCCTTGAAAAGCCTCGTTCATATAGAGGGTTTGGACGCTGATCATTTTCAAGGATATAATCTATTACTTGTTGTGCTGACCAGTGAAAAATAGGTCGTAACACACTTGCATCGTGTGTCTTGCACCATTCCAACACCGCTTTCTTGTGATACAACCCTTTCACTTCATTGTTAAAGTATTCTTTGAAATATGAACACTCCACATCATAGCCTGCTCGTGCCTTACTCTCTTTCGCTCTAATACCTTGAATGATGATAAAATGGTCATCTTGCGATAGAATATAATCTATCATTGGAATATTTTTTAGTTCTGACGTGCAGAACCTTGCCATAGTTGATGGAAATCTACCTTTCTTGATAGACATATCCACGAAGTCTTTGTATTTACAGCTTTTGAGTGTAATCAGTTCTACATTTAACTGATTGCAAACATTATGAATATGTGTGTAAGTATCTTCGTGCTCCCACCCTGTATCTGAGAACACTGCTGTAACTTTGTCGTTGCCATAGTCATTTACCGCCTTGATAAGGCAAGCCTGGCTATCCTTGCCTCCGCTAAATTGTACTAATATTTTCATTCTTTAAGTGTTATCTTTCCATTACTACTTGCTATCGTTTTCGTTCGCTCATCGTACATCTTGATAGCAAAGTCTATATTGCCTATCAGATGTGGATAGTTATCTTGTGCCATTGCTCTTGCTAATCCAAGAGCTTCTCTAACCTTATAGTCTGTATTCGCGTCAACGATATAATACAGACCTTTTGAAGTATCTATATCCATTTTGTTATTTTTTCAGTCTAATCTCCACTTCCTGCGGAGAGTTCTCATATCAACTTATACACTTATATCTACTTTCATAATTATTTACTTTTTACGTTTCTTTTTCCTTTTACTTGCATAAGGTATTGAACCTGCACGTGATTTGCTTTTCCTTTTGTTTAACCTTAATTCAAAGTTATTCATTCTAAGTTATCTACTCTTCAACTGGTAAAGGAAGTATCTTAAAGCCACAGTTCACAGCATTTCGCTCACGGATAGCCGAACGGATAGTATCACTATCATAGTAAATTACCCAACGTTCGTCACTATCAAACGACTTATCACCCAATATATACCCCTTCTTTAGCATATTGTAACGTAAACAGGTAGCCTTACGTAAAAATTGCTTCTGCTGTAGGATTTTACCGAGACGTGTCTGCGGTTCCATTCCAAAGCGGATGCGCCTGCGTTCTTTACTGATAAGTAATCGACGTCTCTCGGATCTCTCCTTCATACATTTTCGATAGCGATAAGGGCTTATCTCTTTCAGACGTACAAGAGGAACAAAGCCCGCCTTGCGTAGTCGGCGCGTAGCTTCCAAAGCAGCAGTGCAGGGGGGTTTGCCTCTAAGTGAATCATAGTAGCCATTCTCCTCACACACTTTCTTTATCTGAGCTGCCTGCCGCTTCTTTATTGCTCGCATACCAGCTTCACTCTTCGTTAGTTTCAACTCACGTGCAAAGCGATGCAAGGTTGATAGAGAGATGTTCAAAGCAGAGGCGAGTTTGCTATTCTCTTTGTCGTGAAAATGATCCTTCAGCCACTCCAACTGGTAATCTGTGAGCTGCCGTTTATGATAAGGAGGAACAAACAAGGCTTCCCGTAATCGTTTGCGGTCTGTAGGAACTCTACTATCAGTCATTAGCGTTCGTCCCCATTTCCATCTATCACTCCACGCTGTTGACGTGAAGCGAGCTTATCCAAATTCTGTTGACAAACGTCTTCAAGCGACCAGCCCATCACATGACAAAGGCCTGCAAGCTGCCAAGCAATGTCGCCTGCCTCCTTGGCTAAAGCGTCCTTTTCCTCATCAGTTATTAGGATAGCTTGAGAATGAAGTACATCACCATTTTCATCACGATGCGAAGCGTGAGAAACATAAAGGTCACCCTTACGTACGTGCTTTGCTATCTTTCCTGCAAACTCACCGACCTCGCCCATAAGGTTAGTCAACATATAAAGAAGGTTGTCGCACGTGGGCATACAAGTTCTCATTGCCTTCTCTTGATATTCGTTCAAATCCATAAATCAAATTATTCTATAGTTTACATTTCCTGTAACATCGACTATTGCCTCTTGCAACTCGTCTGCTATCATCTGCGCAACGAGCTTCGCATTCGGATGAGGTTTACCGGTCTTTCCCAATAGGCGAAGTTCTAATATATGTCGCCACTCAAAGACATTGTAGGTATAAACGACACGAGTTGCCGCATCAAGGGGAAGATAACCACGTGCATCCTCTGCCTTTAATCCCATTCGCATCATCAGCGAATAGAATAAACCTTCAACACGCCAGCCAAGGCGAGCCGTGAAACGTTTCAGTTTGGAAACACCAGAGTACCAATGCGGCTCACAGATAATTATACCGCCACGCTTACCAAAACTAACATAACGTGTACTCTGCTCGGCTATGTTGTTTGGAGAAGTTCGATTGAGTTCGCGACTCGTGCTAATCTGTGTCGTAACACAAACGGTATAGCGAATCAACGCAAAAGCCGTAGGATGTTTATACTGCTTAACCTTCTCAACAAATTCAGACAGACTTACCTCGTGTGGGTCCAGCTCATTATGTATGTTAGGAGTCAACTCCATGAATGCCTGCACATTCATAGCAACAAAATAAACACGCTGCTTCTTAGTTTTCTTATAAGTCAGACCGATATACGGTGAGAACAACAAGCGGGAGATAGTAAGATAGTCGCTAACATCATTAAGCGAGAATACAAAGTACTTTGTTCCATGACGGAACATAGAGAGGTGATTGCGCTTTTCTAAGAAGCTGCACAACTCTTCAGCCGTGCGCTTTCCAGTCTCACTACCATAGCAAACACGTGCCGCACGAGCGACCAAGGTGTGCCAGTCTTCAGGACATAACCAAGAAGTTACATCAGGTTTAATAATTTTCATTAGCTTAATCTCTTTTTTAGTTCCTCACAAAGAGTATCAACATCATTAAAGTGACCCATACCTAAGTACTCATATAGAACCTCCTTAAATAAGGTCTCTTCGCCATTGTCATTTATATATCTTACGACACTTTTAGCCTGACCATTATAGCCAGTATCAATAGCACTATTACTATCATCACTTGATAGATTTTCTTTCTCAACGAGATAGCCACGATCTTCTAAATACTCAACGAGGTCATACTCGTCGATGTCGTCCAAATCAATTGAAACTTTTACCACCATACTTTTATAAATTATTTAAGAGTTATACCATAGTCCTCACAGATATGGAAGAAAGTTCCTAACCCTATCTTTTCAGGACGTTGTAATGTATCAAACTTTTTATCACATTCTTGAGGATTATACTTTTTGCATATAGCTGAAACACGGTGAAACATCTGCCTGCCTATTGGATTAGGAAGATTTGCCAAAGCAAAGCCAATGCGATACCAATCATTATAGCTATCAGTAATGTCTATATGGTGCATCTCTAACTTTGAGACCAAAGTTTCAACGGCTTGAACCTTACTATCCATACTATCAACATGACCACCATAAACAGCCGCACGAGGAGCGAGTGTTTGGCTTCCTAAATCCACTCCCATATAAGGAATAGCCTGCTCATTAACATAAAGATGCTCATCATAAGAAGCAAAGCGGATGCGGGTTATATCGCTACAAGCATTATCAAGCACTATACCCATCGCTGCATATTCCTTTTGTAAAGCACGGAACTGTTCCTTATGATGTTCAGGATATGCCAACGGTATCAAAGCGAAATATCCTGTACCAGAACATGAACGCATATACATAGCAACCTCGGCACGATGGCGAAGAGTGCGCAGAATGGTTCCAAAGTTACCGATGCTTGTGTTGTCTCCAAGGTCAATATCTATAGCAACAAAGCCTGTGTGCTGTATCAAGCAATCACCTTTACGCCTTGAGAATAATCCAGAAAGCGTAGCACCTGGCAACTGCTGTTTAGTCAGCTTATAGTCCTCGTGCATTTTTGCTTCAAGTGGACCATACTCCGCCACCATGTCCCGTAACCTTAAGACAGGTTCCTTCCAACGTTCACCAAGTAGAAACTCAGCAATCGTCATATCACCAGTTCCTATCCTATCCTTAGCCGAACGATAAACGCTACATTTCACATCAAAGATGCTCATACTTTATCTTCCTCACGTTCTTGATTATACTTAGAATAAATCCACTTATCAACAACTTCAATAAGCAAAGCAAAAGTCCACAGCAAGTGAAATCCAACTGCAAAAAGAAGCAAAGACCATAAGAAACTGAACAAATAGAACACTATCGTAATTGCTATTTGTGTTCCTATCTCAGTAAGATATGACTTATCATAAAGCCTTCCTAAAAAGAAACCCATTTCTTCATCTGTATTCTTACGTGTAACAGGAAGGATCATAAAGAAGAAAATAACGAAAAGATACATCGCCATTCCTATCTTTATATATATACTATCCATAAAAAGCAAAGCTAAGATATTCGCTGAAGATAATAAAAGTATCTCTACAACAAAGCAAAGCTTCATGGATTTTAAGTTTTTGTTCATTTTACAATGCTTTTATTTAATTCTACGCTGCAAAGTTAAACATTTACTTTAATTTGTCAAAATAAAACAAAGAAAACATTTAATCCTTACCACTTTTTTAACATTTGCCATACCCTATAAATTATATCAAAGATCATTAATACTCCATGAAAAGTTCATTCAATATCCAAAAGGAGAAACTTAAAGTGAAAAATCTCCTTTTGCCTTAAAATCTCCCTGACTTTTCACAAAAAGACTGAATCACTTATTTTGTGAAAGACAAAAACGAATTAAAAAGATACAGAAAGATGTAAAAGGAGACATAAAGGAGAAAACGAATCTCGCTTATATCATTACTAATCAATAAGTTATACTTTAAAAGGAGAAAATAAGATATATTTTCATAAACTTATAGCGCACTGAGAAAAAAATAAGTAAAGTAAAATAGAGAAAAACAAGTACATACCCCCGCTCTTTGCTATCCTTCAACTATTCGTAAAACGCTAATAACCAAAGTGAAAGCGGAGCTTTAATTATTTACTATATACAATTCAAGGTACGGAAAAACAATGCTACTTGGCAAGAAAAATTTCTTCAAAATAATATATAGGGTATCAAGAAAAAACGTCTTTTTCTCCTTTTAAATACAAGAAAATAGCGTTTTAGATTGAAAATCAGCCACTTAGAGAAAAAGACGAGAAAATAAAAATCTCCTTTTGCATCCTTGAAGTCTCCTTTTGAGTTAAAACAAGGTGAGAAAAGAGGCGATTTGAGAAGACTAAATGTCAATCACAAAGAGGGTGAGAGGACAATTTTGTCCCTACCGAATAAAGGTGAAATGTTAAATTTGCGACAGAGATTAGATGAACGAAGAATATAAACAAGAAAAAAGTATAGACATGAATTTTCTGAAGAAACTTTTCTCAAGAAAGACAAAACGTGAGAGACTAAGAACGGACGCTTCACAAGTATTCGCTACATTAGAGACAATGGAAAAGAAAGGGTTATTGCTGTGGGACACGAAGAACAGAAGACTGTTCATAGCGGAGCCGTTAGCTATCCTTATGATACAAAAAGAGCAAGGATGGATAGCCTTCTTACAGAATATAGCGTATTGGCAGTATTACAAGGAGGTGCAAGACAGCTGGGATAGTTATATTCGCAATGAGGAATTGAAAGCCGTCAGACGTGCAAAAAGAAAGTATGCTATGCTGACTAAGATGGATATAGAGCGCATCCGAAGACAGCGCAGAAGCGAGGTACAAGAGGCTAAGAAGAACGCTATTGAGATAAAGCCATTTGAATTGTTCATCCTTGGCGACAATTATGAGGGGTCGTATCTTCAAGTTAGCGAAGAAACAACCAACGCTGCAAAGGAAAGTAAAGAAGCAACCAATCACGTCATAGCCGTAGGAGATTACAACCCTATCACGCAACAAGTGAATATGGCACTATGGAAAGATGTACAAAGTGCGCTACAAGAAATCAATAGTGAGAAAGAAAGTATGCGTAAAAAGCATAGCGACATCGACGCACTTGCTGCTCGAATAGCGGAAGGATAAAAAGGAACACAAACTAACTCAACCACTATTAATAGCGAATGCCTACCACCTTCACAGGTGATAGGCATTCTTTCAATTAAATACTTATGGCGCGAGTTTAATACACTCTAAAGAAGTTTCTTATAGCGTTCATTTTCAATGCACTGTTTACGAGGAGACACCTGGTTAAGTTCTAAGCCCAACACCCACCAACCATTATACATCATAGGAATAGTTGCCCACGAAGCATTATCTAAATCCAATCCTCGCAAAGCCTGTAAGTCAACATCACTAAACACCTTGCCAGTTATGGGACATTTCCCTTTCCTACGAACAGAGAACAACCATATAAGCAAGTCATTCACCCACTCGTCCATTTCAACCTTCAGAGCAGCAGCATTATCATCGTCCTGCTTTGCCGACTTAGCCAGCGATACCTGAGGCTGTTTAGCAAGGAAATATAACGTATGTCGATAATGAACCGTCTTCAAAGAGTCGTGCAATTCAGCATCTATCAAAGACGAGTAAGCCAAAGCTGGTGAAGCAGCGGTGTTAACATTGCGCACAAATTCATTCTGCGTATTGATAGTATCAATGCGATAGAAAGCTTTCTCCTTGCTGCCCTTTTCTGGGTTATGCGAAAGCGGACGATAAATTTGTGCCCAATGTTCAAGTATATTATCAAATCGTGAAACCATACCAATACTTTTTCATTCTCCAAAGGACAATTCCAATAGAAGACGATACAAAGATAGGAAAACAAAAACAACGATGTGGGACAAACCTACAGATCACGCTCACACAAAATCTTCGGTACGTCCGTATCATGCCCGGTATCTCCACCAACAATGCAAGGAGACAGACCAAGGGGAGATACGATTACACCATTTTGAGAAGGCGAATATCTCCCCAAGACTATCAAAGACACATTTCCTTTATTCATATTCAAATACCAAGCAATGCGGACATTTGTAATCCGTCGAGCGTAATGCGGGCGAATGTGAGAGCCACCCACTCCACTCTATTTTATGGGATAAAGGGTGAACGGATGTACCTATAAGTCTTTTTCTATCCATAACCAGTTATCTTTAGAAACAGAAGTAATCGTATTCGTAACCACGCCACTACCTATTTCAACAAACTGCAAGAACGTTTCTCCACTCCTTGCCCTTTTTTTAGGAGATGACGGGTTACGTCCACGACTCGCACTAATACGTACAGGCGAAGAGGAATCGGATGGACGCACGTCACGAACGTACAAAACAGGACAGTTACATATCATATTCACACAAAACCACAGTCTTAGGGAAATGCACTAAAGAAAGGAAATCACTTTTACCCATATACTCATACCGAGTATTTAGCGTACAAGCGACATTACCCGTACAAACATTCACAGCAGCCATTTGACCCCAAAAAAGAAATTTAGGAACGGAAACAGCCGTCGAGCAAAGACTAATCAAATTCATAATCAACAATAACACAACCCACAACACCACGGATAACTGTCGCAGAAGGATTACAACAAGCGGTACAACAAAGCTCACCTACCCCACTCTTCTTATCGTCATCCCTAAAGAAACGGATATTTCCATTTGGCAACCACTTTGCACGAATAGTTTTTTCTCTACAAGTCATACTCTACTAATATTTTCTGAAGTTTAGAGTTCATCTGCGTCTGTAAGGTAGTACTAACCCCTTCTACAGAAAGAACTACACGATCAGGTCTAAACCAAGTTATAAACGGCAAAAGACCGACAACACAAATATTATCTCTACGGATCATATTCCACCAACATCAAATTATCCTTATCAACACCAGTAACAGTATTCGACCAACAAGCGGACGAGGGGAAAAGCTGTCTATCTGCAAAGCGACACATACCACTGTTGTCGCCATACAAACGACGAACAGCCTTGCCCTCGTCAGTCCTACGATTTTTCAGCACCACGCACATTAGCAATCTCCACATCTGACAGCTTATGATCGGTTACAAGATAATGAATACCTGCATCTTCTGGCTTTTCATTAGCCTCGAAGAACTTAAGAACGCTCTCTGGCTTTAAGAAATAAGATTCATTCACATCCTCCTCAAGAATATCAACAATAGCTTTGTCGAGACGGAAAGGTTTAGGAAAACGATAAGTAGGGAGATTTAAGTCATTACGAACTGAAAGCATAAAGACACGTTCACGATTCTGTGGAACACCAAAGTCTTTTGCATTCATAATAGTCCAATAATTCGTATAGCCACAATCCTGGCATACCTTCTGCCATTCCTTGAAATCATCGACATTAATCTTGTTAACCAACGCACGAACATTCTCTTGTAAGAGAAACTTAGGACGCAAGGCACGAATAGCATTCTCTGTGTACCACAACACAGATGAACGTGTACCGCTATCACGTTTTATCCCTGTCCGCTTTCCCGCTTGAGAATAGACTGGCAAGGAGTTGAATAGGTAAGCAAATCAATATTTTCACCCTTCAGAAACGACCAATCTGCTTTGGTCATATCACCCACGTTACGGTCAGCAAACTGAGGAAAAAGAGAGTTGTGTGCCACAACCGCCGGTTGTTTCTCCAAGGCAGAACGACTTTCAGGGTCGAACTCACTCCACGCCTTCAAGTCGAACGTCACATCATAGCCCTGCTGTTTAGCATCTGAAATAAGACGTTGCATAGCTAAACACTGCGAATCATAACCTGAACATAACGTAACCATATTGATAGTTTTAGGTAATGGAGCACGAAAAGTAGGTTCGTCAAACAAGCTCATAACATCACCCGTCCGTGGTTGTTCGTCTTCGGTCAGCCATATATTACGATAGATATAGTAGAGACAATCAACAACGATAGAATTACCAGCCAATTTATAGCAAGCTGACTTACTCAGTCCGCTTTGCAAAATCTTCTCAATATCATTATCGCTTACACCCATCAAACGAAAGCATTCAGTCGGCGTCAATTTACGAATATCGAAATAACGCACAGGATGCGTTGGATCTTTCTTTCCCAACAAGTCAGGATGCCCGTCAGGATAAATCTTTGCAATCATACTTTTATTAGAATTATTATTACTAATGCACACAAAAGGAGAGGTATTACCATTTCTACCAGCCTTGGAAGTAATCGTATTACAAATATCCTTAAAGTGCCTGTTTAGAACCTTTCCTTTATCGTCACGTGTCCAACCAACAAAGTTACAAATCATATTCAACCATTACAGCAGTCATAGGATAATGCTGTGTACCTATAAGATTAGACCAATCCATATTACCATATCTGGAGACAAGTGTTACCACACAATTATCAACAGTTACACAGATAGGTAATAGTGTCTTTTTATCAAAAATTCTCAAAACTATATTCACTCAGTACACAAGATGCGATAAAGCCATCAGAACGAAACAGAAAGTTCCGATGACCCATCTTGTAATAGTTCGCTTTAAGTATTCTTACTACCCCCCCCCGTTTCTGGATTAAAGATAGTTCTACTTATCACCTCTTTCTGCATCACTCGTCTATCCTCTGCCAGTTACAACCTTCTGCAAAGTCACGTGTAAACTTTCGGGAGACGGTAGCACCGAGCGTAGTCTTTGCTTTCACCACCGAGAGGTCGTCAGCGGTAGCAGCGTGCGTTTCAGTATCGGTAAGCGTACCAGACGATTTTGGAAAGATAGTGACAGGGCCAAACTCTACACGAAAACCACGAGAGAGAAGTGTTTGCGCACGACTTGCCAGACGTTCCATAACGCCACGAATCTCGTGAGCTTCCATGTGCGACTTAGAGGCTACATCCTCGCAAAGGTCGCTTAAAGAAATACGTCCGTTAGAGACAGCAGCTAAAGAAGCATAATGCTTACCAGACACCTGTGAGCGTCGATGCTGCACCTTGTATTTGATTGCCATTCTTTTCATATAGCAAAGATAATTAAACGTTATATTTTAGTTAGGACAGATATATACCTGCGAAAACTAAAAGTGTACACTTTGGTGATACTAAAGTGTGCACTTTAGTGATGCGAAAGTGTACACTTTTGAGAGTTGAAAGTGTACACTTTTATGCTGCCAAAGTGTACACTTTTGGCTCATTCTTAAAAGCGAAGTGGACTAAAGAATGACGTGAAGACGGTTATTCTTTATCTTTAAGGAAATCAAGAACGAAATAGCGAGTAGGCTTAACAGGAAAACAAAGCTCTGTTGTCCACGTCTTGTTTTCATATTCGACTACCTCATAATGTCCGCCACCATACTCGCACAAGAGCAATGCAGGACAGGTTGGACGTGGATAGTCATCAACTGAAAGCCAAAGTTCCTCAGGAAAATTCTCCACCGCGGTTAACCATTCATACGGCGAGCGTTGCGGATAATCTCCATAAGACAAGACAGGGCGACCACCCTCGTAAAGACAATGAAGTCTCACCGCCTGCAAGGGAAAACTATCATTAATAAACTTTCCAAGCAAGTAGATTCCTTCTACAGACAAAGGCATATCGCCTACCAACATCTCCAGACTTCCAGTCATTCGAGAGACAGACTTGTCGAAATAATCAACGCACTTCTTTTCCAAGACATGTTGCTGTGCAATGCGTTTCTTTTCTTTCTTCTTATCAAAATACTTTTTGAAACTAAACATAGGTCGTTTAAGTTTAAGGGTTGTTTACTTTCGCTTTGTGCGGTTTTTACGTTTACGATTGCGTCTATTCGCATACGGGGTAGAGCCTTTTCTATTCTTTCCTTTATGTAAGAGAGATTTTAAAAGTTCACACCCATCGAATAAAATACTACTCCTAAGAGGTAGCGAAAAAGGGAGAGGAAAGTTCATCATCAGCACTATCTAAGGAATGGGATATCTTTATCCGAGAAATCCTTTTCGTGTTCAGCACTAAGTAAAGTAAAGTGAGTATAACGCTCTACAAGGGCTACCACGCCAGTAGAAGCCTTTATTAGAACCTCTTTTCGAGAGAGTTTCTTCCCGTCCTTACCATCTCCAGTATCAGAGATAGTTGGACCTTCAACCCTGAAAAGTTTGCAATTGGGACAAAAGAGCCCACCGAAAGGAACAATACGGGTAAGACTTATAGATTCTATGTCCCCTTCAAGAGGTTCGCCACAAATAGGACACACAAACGTCGATGCTAACGAACGAAAACGGTTTACTATTTTAGCTGCTTCTAAGAGTTCCTTTATATCTTTTTCTTTCATAAGTCAGGTATATTATTCTTGATTGATTTCTTTTCTTAACTCTCTGTACAACGCTGTATCAATTCCCTCGACGCGGGAAACGTTATCAGCGGCATCCAAGAAGATCCTTGGCAAGTCATAGACGTTAGCCAAACAAAGTTCCAGACGGCACCCTTTACTAACAATGGCTCCCATTGTAAAGGCAACAGCATCCGCTTCGCCTAAAAGAGCCTCTATGTCAGCACCCATGAAAGCTGCATAACGCTTACGTCCTGAAAGATTCCAAACCTCTTTGGGTAGTCCTGCTGATATGTCAAGTGGATTAATGATCTCCCAGTTTGGATGTGCTGCTGATAGCGTTTTGACGATGCGCTTGCCCTCAGCAATCTCCTCTTTGATAGGGCGACCGCTGATAGGCATACTTAGATAGACTTTTATCTTTCCCATAAATCAGACAACCATTGGTATTACCATACAAATTAGCGCACTATTGCCTTCCTCTGTGAGAACGAGCGCATGAGAAGCATCAATCAACTTGAGCACAACGTTAGTCGATGCGATAGGTGAAAGCATGTTCATCAAAGAAGACGACTTCATACCGATAGTGAAACCGTCAGGGATATTACTATCCTCTCCAAGAGGAACAAGTTCGTTAGCACTACGGGCAAAATCAACATCAACCGCTTCTAACAGAAGACCATCAGCTTGCTTTGTCAGCTTAACAAGATTGTTCGCCTCGCTTGCCATCATAGAAACACGTCGAAGCGACTGCTTCAATCGGTCACGGTCGAGCGTAATATGATAAGGTTGTTCTTTTGGGATAACGCTTGAGTAGTTTGGATAACGTTGCTCACTCGTACTAAAGATAAAGGTAATGTTATCCGCAGACACCGTGCAACAATAGCCATCAAACGAAATCTCCACTTCGCTGACCTTATCGAAAGCTGAAAGGAGAGCAGATACAAAGATATTCGGAACAGCTACGCCAGCAGCTTTACCCTCAGTAATGAACGGAACCCCATGCTCCCACACGTAACGAAAGAGATTATGCCCATCAGTACCAACGAAAGTAATACCGTCATCCTTAATATCCAAGTAAACAGAACTTAGAACAGGGCGAAGCTCACTCTTCTTTGCCGATGCTAAAAGCGCATTACTTACACAAGGAAGGAGAATATCGGTAGGCACAGAGACCGTAACAAGATTAGTATGAGACGACTTCAATACAGGATACTCATCCGTGCCAAAGCCGGCAAAAGCAAACTCTCCACCGTCATAATGCACCTTGATTTCACGAGTTTTGTCATCCACTTCGACTGTGATAGGCTGCTCAGGCAAAGCAGAAAGCACCTGAAGGAACTGCCCATGAGGGATACAGATAGGCTTGAAGGCTGTGCCGTCTACCATAGTAATATTAACCTTGATAGTCATCATGCTCTCGGCACTTCCCGCTGTCATCAGATAAACCTCCTCCTTTGGGTCGGGTTTAGTAATCAGTACGTTCTGGACGATAGGCATAGGGCAAGATTTTTGAATCACCTTACCAAGAACATTTAACGTGCGGACCATCTCCGCAATAGGAAAAGTAAATTTCATATTGTTGTTATTATAAATTGTTATTCAGAGAAAGCTGCTGCTGCCGCCCTACTCTCTATCGGAATTAGGGTGCGGGACGACAAGCAGCGAGCATCAGATAATCAGTTTAGAATGGTAGGTCGTCCTCATTTGTCGGTGCACCTGCAAATGGATCTTCATCAGGCTTAGGTGCAACGTAACCAGAAACTCCCTGTGCAACAGGAGCCGTATAGACCGCCTGCGGCTTTGGTTGCGCCTTATGAAGATAGAGATTGCAAAGACGGAAGTTCATACGACTTCGTATAGCCTTAAAGAGAGAGGTGTTCTCATCCATAGGATCTTGTGTAGCCCATTCAGGATGCTTACCACCGTCAGCATCAATCACCTTCTTAGCCATTGCCTTAGCATAGAACTTAACAAACTCGGGCGAAAAGTTCATCACCATTTCATGACTTGGTACGTCAATCTTGTTAGGGTCGTCGCCACGTTGGATTGCTTTCTGACGGATAGCGTTACCATAAGCCTCATTATAAGGCCAGATGTTCACACGCAGAACAGCCATCTGTTCGTGGGTCTGTTGATTCTCCTTAATTGCGATTTCGTTGAAATCTAAAGGAATACAAACGTAGTTACGCTTTTTACCATTCTCTTCCATACTCATCAACTTAGAGCCTTTTAGCTTTAATAAGTCGATGTTTCCATTAAAACTTGCCATATTGTTACTATTTAATTAAAAAGGTAAATCACTTTCATCTACTGCGGGAGGTGCGGGGGTTGTTGTTGTAACAGTGCCGCCACCACCGCTATACTTTCCTTGTTTACGATCCTTAAAGTCACGCCAACGCTGTCGCTCTTCCTCGGTAAGAGCAACCACATTGCCTTTATCATCGAGGATAGGCGCAGGGTCTGGTTGTTTCAAGAACTCGGTGTAAGTTGCCATCAGCTCGTCATAATCGGCAGGCTGCTTATCCTTTGTTCGATAGAAATAAACAGCGTGTTCTGTGCGAACTAACTCACGAACCTGCTTCGGCTGAATAGTCGTATCTCCTTCCCACTCACGTCCTTCAAAGTATCGACGTGTACACCAAGCCTGGTGCGCAAAGTAGTTTGTCTGCTCGGCCTTGCTTGGCTGACCATTCTTTGTCTTTCTGAACATCTGTGGAGGGTTCATAGTGATACCACACGTTTCGCAATAGTCCATCACACGATGCTTGAAAGCCTTTGTAGAGAACGAATCGTTTTTATTCTTAGACGCTTCGGCATAGTCAGCCTTATACTCCTCCAACATTGAATCAAGGTCGATTGGTACACCGTAAACGTGTTCCTGACCAAAGAATACACGAGCGAAACGCAAGAAAGACTCTCCAAGCGACTGAGTAAGCGTACGCTGCTCCATATACTTCTTCTGTGCATCAACCTTTTCATCAAAGCGCATAACGAACTGTACAGCAATGGCACAGATCATAATGAGCTGTGAGCGGGTGCGGTTGCTCACTCTGTCGAGTGACACAGGATTAAAGTCGGGCATCACGTCAGAGATATATCGAGCTGCCTTGTTTTTCAGAATATTCTCACCACTAAATCTATGACTAAAACCGCCTAAGCACACACGGCGCATAGTTGAATCGTCCATATCGGAAAGTGGATAGTTACTTGAAACCACGTGTCCAGGACCTTCAGATAACTTGATTTCCTGTGGATCAACAAATTTCTTTTGTGTAACAAAAGAGCCTGTTGCATAGTTGTAAAGCGACTTAATCGAGAAGTTCTGATTGACATCCTCCCAATGGACCACACGATGATGACGATGCACATAACGGGAAAGCGAGAAACTAAGATCACGACTCGGCTCTATGTTCTTACCGTCAATATCGAGGATATAACAGCACGAACCGGCAAACATCTTCACGAAGGTACTCTTACCAGAACCACCTTCTGCACGGCCATTGCTACTGACAGTGTTCTCGACAAGATAAGGAATACAATTCGACTTACTTTCACGGTAACGCCACAACACACGTCCGAGACAGAATACAAGGTTGGCCATACGTCCGTCCAACTCAAGTTGTTCTTCTAAAGAAAACGTTTTACCAGCATGAAGAAGGTCTTGTTCTGTCTTCCAATCCTCGTTAGCAAAGCCACGCAATACACGCAAAGACGGACACATATCCTTATCTTGCTTGCCTTTCCAGTCCACCATCCAACGATGACCTTGTGCCCAAAGAGCAAGTTCGGTACTTTCGCTTGCGAGCTGCTGAAGGGTGTAAAGCGGCTGACCATTGTCATCTTTCTGTTCACGCTTAGCCTCTATCGCCTTCTTTCTATCTTGGTAAACAGGATTTTCCTCAATAGCAAAAGGATGAGACTGTGGCATATAGAATGGCCAAGGCATTACCTCACCACGGTCGATGTTAAAATCAATCTGCGAATAAGGCACAAGCGTTATGTCGTCCTTAGTAATACGAAGAGCACCATTCTGAAAGTAGAAGTAATCTACATCTGGCCCATAACCATCCTTATAGTTTACCTGAACAGCAGGGAGCGAACCGATAGTTTTCTCGTTTACCTCTCTATTGTCACGACTGATAGCTTGCACCATCAGACGATAGTCTTCAGGGTCAGAGTTGTTCTGGCGTGCATATTCTGTCAAACATTCCTGCACACGCTGAACCATAGAAGGAGCGTCCAACTCGTCAGCGAAAGGTCCGCTAATATGCACGAAACGACCGATTTTATCTGTAGACTCCATATCAACATCACGCACATATCCCTCGGCAGCCATGAACTCCCAGACGGTAGCAGGGTCAATCACGTAATAGTCTTCCTTCACTCGTCCACGTGTATCTCGTTTCTGCTTCTTCTCCATAGGACAAGAACTTAAAGCCGAAGTTATACAAGCAACGAAACGGCGATCAAGGGCGTCATCATAGAGGAAGCTCTCTTCTTTAGGCATACGATAAGCAAGGAAGAAGTCACGAACGGAACGAACAGGACGTGCAAAGACACGAGGAGTGCGGAGATAAAGACGGTCGGACATATTAGGAGGCAAGGATGCTCTCAGTATGTCACGATAACGCCTTCCTATAGCACGAGCAGCAAGGACACTACGATTGTCATTAGGGAAAAGCGTATAAACTCTTTCAGCAAAGCGCGACAACTTATTATAATGTACAGGTGAGAAATCAACCTTACCATAACTAAAAGCTACGTGGAACCATTTCTGCTGTGTCTTAGGAAAAGTGTATCTAAGAGCTTTCAGATGATAATAAGTAGCCACTGCATCCTGTGGAGTCGTGCAATAAATTACGCCTTGCGCCTTGATGTCCTTGTCTTCGATAGGTTCTTCTGTTAATTGCCAACGACCGTTAGGCATGCCGTCTTTATCTTCCCCCTCAGCCCAGACCTGTTTAGTTTCAGTCACAATTTCATCAGGATCAAGCGTATCTATAGCACGACAAACAGCGGTAGACTCTGTAGTACGGTGTTCTACAGCAAAGGTAAAGACCCTATCACCAGACAACCATCGTGACACTTTGGAAGGTTTAACCTCTTCATCATTACTAAAGACAATAGGCGGCACATCCATAGCAGGACGGAACACGCAACCACAACGTTCATCTTCTGCGTCGACGTAAGCGAGAAAGAGAGGATTAAATGGTGTTCCATAAATCTTCTCGCTGACGGGTTCACCGTTACGGTTAACAGCTGGTAAGGTACATTCTGTAAGGGAATAGATTGAGAAATCCTGCTGAATAAAGTAAGGCTCAAAATGCCATTTACTATCCAGTCGGTCAGTATCAAATCCAAAGTGAGCCTTATTGCTACTATCCACCCATACCGAACACCCAAGAGATGTAAGTTCCTGTGGTGTGAAGTCGGTCTTAGGCTGAAAATCGAATGACGTTAAAGGACGGTCGCTAGCACCACGATTATCACGGTGCAAGATAGACGGCCACCGCTTCGCAATCTCGTCTTCACTGTACCCACATTTCACGGCAAGTTCACGGCACACCTTGCGCAAGTTCTCTCCCTCTACGGTGATAGAAGATGCACATCCCTTGTGTTCGCTCCAGAAGCCAAGGTTATGAATAGCCGCATAGAGTTCGATAGCACCATAGCCCTGTCGTTTTGTGCGAGTACACATCCAACGTGAAACAGGGTCTTTGTATAATCCGCCTCTTTCATTCTTATAGATGATAAAATGAGGAGTATTAGCACCATCGCCCTCTTCCTTACTGAAAGGGCACCAGCAAGCCGTCTGCGTATCGTCATTCTGCACGTCAGCAGGACGAACAAGCATCGTTAGCGGCAATGCTGCTATCTCCGAGATAAGAGGGTCAAAAATCATATTGTTCTTTTGTTTAGAAGTTCATTAACATTCAGGCTTTCATACTTTATATTAGGATAAGCAGCCCTGTGTTATAAGTTGGGGAGGTTCTTGATGAATAGGGATAAACAAGCGTTCCTTAACTACTTTATAATCCGAAGCCGAGAAGGTATTCTGGTGTTCCCATTCAGCAACACAAAGAAAATGATCTGAAGACATCTCGAAACTACTGATGAATACAGGTTGCTGTTGTTCAGCGCACCAACGGTAAAAACGATCGTAATCAAAATCTTCAGCAGCAGTATAGACATTAGTACCCTTATAAGGAATGTCGCAATAAATAACACTGTCTTTAGGAATAGCAACATCCGCATAATCAACAGAACTATATGAGAGTTCAGCCATTCCACACGAAAAAGGAAAATAAGACAAGTGCACACAACGCTCAAGACTCTGTAGTCTAACAAGATTTTCAGTCTGTTCAAAAGACTGACAATCTCCATCGCTACAGAAGAAGTAAGTCTTTATAGCTCGATAGCGAGATTTATTTCCTTTTATTTCTTTAAGGAAAGAAAAGTCATGACCCAGTTCTAAGCCAGGACCGTAATCATCAAAAACTAAGGCATAATGAATAGCTCGTTTTAGGGGTTCACGTTCACGACTATAAAGATAATCACGCATATTATTACCGAAACTCCAGACGATTGCCACATAAGGGTCAGTATCCTTCAACTTGTAAAAGTCCTCTCTACTTATCCAACGTTTTTCATTAACGTATTTACCTTCCAAGGCAGCAACGAACAACTCAGGACACATCCAATTAATATCATTAATATGGACAGTCTTGAATTTACGGCGCAATAACACAGCATGCGAAACGGCACAACCACCGCAGAACAAATCAAAGAAATGTTCTTTATTCGACAGAATGGACAGGATGCGTTCTGCAAGTTTATTCTTACTTCCTTTATAAGGTAATCCGTATTTCATCCGCCTTATCCCTCATGTTTTACATTATCCACACCATGAAGAGCACACCATGTACTCCAAGCTGTAAGTTTCGCATCATAAAGAGCATTATGCGCTAAATTTACCGACAAACATTCAGGTCTACGAAAACCATTGCAAACTGTGTCATACACCTTATTATAATCCTTATTTATCAAGGATAATGCTTCTTCTTTTGAGTAAATAGATTCACGTACGAAAGTTTCAAGAACAACAGAACGTGCATCACGGATAGCATGATAGTTTACAGGAAACTCTATATTAAAAGTTTCAAAAGCATTGCGAAGAACTGGCACATCAAAGTCAGAGCCTTGTGCCCATAAACAAATACTCTCCGCACTGGACGTAGAACGAACTTCTTCAAGCCATGCTTTAAAACTCAGAAGAACATCTTTTATATGTTCAACATGCTCGCTAAGAATACTATTCTTCAAAGCAGCATCTCTATTACTCCACCACTTACAAGTCTCCGGGTCAATGTCAAAGCCGGACATCATAGCCGAACGAAGGTCTACACCAAAAGAGACCTCATAAGCATCTTCAAATAGCCGTTCTGACTTTTCTTCAAAGCGGTTCCACGCAACCGCACCGATTTGTATAATAGCCGCTGTAGGCGAAAGACTCGCGGTTTCTAAATCAAAGGTAACATCTAAATGTTTCATGTCTATATATTTAAAAATCTATCTAAGTTCAAATACTTTACCTTACAGGTCTGTTTGTTTACAAGTTGTGATTCTATTAAGAGCTTCATGTCCTCTAAAGAAGAAAAATGAAAATTAGGCTCATCAAGTTCAACGGCATAATACCACGAGCCTTTTCCATTTCGTGCAACAGCATCTGTGCAACGATAAATAAAGGCATCCTGTGCTATTCCACGCCCTTCTCCAACAAGAAACGCAAAGGTGTGTACCAACTGCGCCCAGCAAGCACCACGAAAAAGAAAGGTCAACTTATCATCATACTGACCTCGATAATCGATAGTATAAGCCACAGGGCGCAATAAAGATACACACGCTTCACGTTTCATCTTCTAAACAAGAATCAAACACATTATTAACAATTCATTACTTAACACACCTATTAGAGAGCGATTGTTGCCAAACTTCCTCAAGCATCTGCTCAGCATCAAAGGATACATCACTTGAAGGCTCAAGTTCACGAAGGATAGCAACGATTCCAATACGTTCAAATTCCTTCCAGTTGTCAGAAGAAAAACGTTTCTGAATAGTAACATCACTTAGCATACCTAAAAGAGCCATAAAGTTTTTAAAAGAAGCACGAAGGCCCCATTCTTCTCCTATAGCAGTCCAGAACCATCCATCACCCGACCCACCATTAAGTCGCAAGACATTAAGGTAATCGAGGACAGCTTTTTTCTGATTACTTCTAAGGAAAAAATCTTTTACAAAATCAACACCTACTAATTCCCACAAACGAAAGCCTTCCTTAAAGAACCTATCATAAGTAAATCCACGTGAAGCACCATATTTCTCCATTAAGGAATAAAGTTTTTCTTTATCAATCACAGAGACATCTGAAGATTGCAGTTTTTTTTCTCTTATTAAATTTTGTAAAATCATAGATGCTTAATAATATATTTTGTAAATTTCGGTACAAAGTTAAATGTTTTCTTTAAACAAACAATGTTTTTCTTCAATTTAATTTGTGAATTTAACTATTTCCCTAATTAGATTAAAGTAAAACATTGATTTTTCAAGATAAAACAACAAACTTTACATACAAATATTTAACAATAAAATTTAAAATATGGAATACCGTTACAATTACAACTTTCTTCTTCAATGGATGGAAGTTAATCAAAAGACAAAAAAGGATGTTTTACGAGCATTAGGAACAAAAGACTACGGAAGTGTAAAAAAATGGATGGAAGGAAGTATTCCTATGCACGTTGAAGCAATTTTACGTTTATGTAATACGTTTAGCATCCCAATAGGAGCCTTCTTCTATGACGAAGAAAAGATAAAAGAAATGCCTAATGCTGACATTATTCTATCAAGTCTACAGCCGGAAAAAACCGGAGCAGAAAAATATAAAAGCAAAGGAAACATATCAAGTGAAACTATTATAGAAAAAAGAACGAGTATAATACCTCCTTTTGTAGACACTGTTTGCATCAATAACACAAATGAAAATGCTACGAACACAGAACTTATAAGGAAGAATCCTGAAATACTGGAGTCTCAAAGAGACAACGAGAAAGATCATCAAGCGTCTCAAGAAAGTGAAAGTAAAATCACAAGAATCCAACTTTTATACGAACGCCAAATAAAGGAGATAGAAAGAAAGCATAAGGATGAAGAAAATAGAATTAGACAAGAAAGCCAGACACGGTTTGATGCAGAAAAAAAACGTTTAATGGATATTATAGAACGACTAACTGAAAAAATTTCTCTTATTTAAGTTTTATAAGACCTCAAATAGCACCTTTATAATACAAGTGACGACTTACAAATAAAAACCTCCGTTATCCATCACGGACTACGGAGGCGATTCACATAAACAAAATAAATATTATGTAGTAAACAAGAGTTCTTTTTATTCGTATCGACCATTCTTTGAGTAACGTGACATAAACTGACGACCATCAGCAGCTGCATCAGTTAAACCGCCACGTCCAAATTTATTCACATGTGCCTTGACACCGTTCTTCTGAAGCTCAGACAGAACAGAGGAAAGCTGTGCTATTGTTGCTCCTAACTCCAGAATTTGTCCTTGCCAACTCACCGAATCAGCAACAGTGAACTGTGCAACATTGCCACTATCATAAGCCCTATAGCTCATACCGCTTCGATTCTTATCAAAGCGGACAATCTCTGAAATCAAGTCAGGACGAGCCATCATCAATGCTGCCGTAGTTTCACGTCCGATAACCATTTCTGGACCACGCTCCGCAACCAATGCCGGCTGACCATTAATAAGCGTGGTAATAGGGTCTTTAATCAATTCAGTTGATAGCTCACCTGCTTCTGTAGCAGCATACACTTGTCCGTCATCACCCACTACAGGATAAGTCTTACCATCATTGACACCACGAAAGGCTTGAACGTTACCAGCATCATAAGTCAACATACCACTAACAAGTTTAGTATTCGTTGAAGCATCAGAAGACTTGCTACCACCACCAAACAATGAAGAGACTTTACCCATAGCAGCTGAAAGCAATCCATTCAGCAATGCTGTAATAACAGCAACAAGAGGGATACCCCACCAACCAAGCTTACCAATAATATCAGCAGCACCACTGGTTATACCCATGGCTGTTTTCGCTTGAGTTTCTCCCGACTTAGCTTGTACGCTTTCAGCAGCCTGCGTCTGTTGAGTCTGAATAGCCGTCTGTGCCGTCTTATCCAACGACTGTTGTATCGTCTGCCCAGAAGCCTCTGTTAAGGTTTGCTTTGCAGTCTCAGCCTCTTTACTAACCTCAAGCGTTTCTTTACCGCTCTTTTCTTCAAGTTTCTTTTCTTGCTTTTTCTGTTTCTTCTTTGTACGGAATAAAGAAGCGAAGTTACTCTTAATGGATTTCAATAAAGATTTAACGCCTTTCTTTTGCACTTTACGCTCATCCTTAATTCCATCCGTCTCAATAGACACTTCTTTTTTCTTGTTCTTTTTCTTTAATCCAAAGATTTGCAGAGAAAACTCTTTGAAAGACATCTTACGAACCTTCTGACCTCCTTTATCTATAGCGGAAAATTTCTCCTGCTTAGACATTTCAATAGTTTCCTGTTCCCTCGCAGAAGCAGCCATCTGTGTACTAACAAGACGATCATTTATCAACTGAAACATACGACGCTTGATAGTCTCTTGCATCATATTTACAGTCAACTTTAAGAAACTATTTATCATACCACCAACAGCCTGTTTAACGGTCTTTTCAGAAGACACCAAAGCCTCTCCTAACTCGGTACCAAAAGATTCTATAGGTGCAAACAAACCATAAAGTTCATCCATACGGTTCTTCATCTGTAGAACCAACGATTTTGTATATTCTATACTTGCCTCTTGTGCTCGTTTCTCAGCCGAAGCAAGTACTGCTTCATCAGCATGAGCTGCTTTTAGATATTCGTAATAAGCCTGTGCGGCTTGCATCTTCACCTTATAGAGCTCAACCTCTGGGTCAACACCAAACGACTGTAATACTTCCCAATTACCATATACGCCATGATTTTCGGTAGTATTATCACCTTCATCTCGTCTCCGTTCAGCATCAGAGGTAAACTGCCAAATACCTTCCTTCTGCTGATTTAATCGAACATTTTCTGCGTCAAAAGCGGCCTTTTCGTCTGTATGGTTCCAACGGAAAGATAAAAGTTTTTCTTGTCTATCAGCAGCTTTTTTCAACGCCTCTGTATAATCGTCATTATACTTTATCAACGTATCATAGAAAAGACGAATGCCTTCAGAAGCCTTGCCGCCAACCTCTGCACCTTCAGTGAGCGTATCAAAAAGAATACCAAGGTCGACGGCTGCTGCCGAACGTTCATCTTCAGTACCAAACAAGATGTCAACCAATGATTTTCGTCCCTCCATGCTATCAATGTTCAACATTTGTAACGCATCAAAATTCTCACGTGAGTTCTCAAAGATTGACTGAATAGAGGCATTACGTGTGCGGATAACGTCTCGTGCATTCTCGCCACCGCTCAAGACCGCCTGACTATGCAAAGCATCAAATGGAGAGAAGCTTAACTGCTCAAAGGTATTTAAGTAATCATTATCAACCTTACCTGTATAATCGTCCTCCAATATTTTTTGTCGACGAGCCTGTTCGACCTTGTTAGCCGACTTAGCATTAGCTTGTTCATTCTTAGAAGCATTGTGCCACACTTGATCTAACAAGGACGTGCCAGGACGTTTCAATTCATTTGACAACTGCGTTATACGTCCACGGAGTACACCAATGTTCACCTCGCCAATACGTTCAAGCAACACTTTACTCTCATTATATCCGTCTTTGTCATTCTGCTCTATCAAATCAGAAGCCATCGTCTTCTTAAAAGCATTCCAATCATTTTTAACATCAGCGATGTTCTTACGTGCATTCGACAAAGCTATATTCATACGTGCCTTGATACCAGCCTCTAATTGGTCGCGCAAAGTTTCTTCCATATCAGTAGCCGAGGCAAGCTTATACAAAGCTGTTATTTGTCGGTCGTAATAATTCTTTACATTATCAATAATAGCCTTAACATCTTCCTGAGCATCTTTTAGTTCATAACGTTTAGCCTGACGAGCTTCACGCTCTTCCTTTTTTCTCCGTGCATTAGCCTCCCGTGCAGCTTTTCTTGCTGCAAGGATGGCAGCTTTATCAGGAGCTTCCAAATCTAAGCTACCATTGTTATCGGGAGTGTCATCCGTAGCAACATTTATTTTATCGCGCAAAACAGACTCAACATTGGCTACATCCTTAGAACGCCCTTTGTTACTATATGCTTGTGTAGCATATTTCATAGCTTTAAGAAACTGTTCACCTCGTTTTTTATATTGCAAGAAAGCATAATATTCACCAGAAATAATCGCTTGACCTCTACCATAAGAATCAAAAGACATCGTTGACGCACCAGAGCGAAAACGATACAAATCTTCAACAGCAGAAGAATCTAAACCAAAACGTTTGCCCAAAGACATCGCCAATGAATGAAGTGATACTCCCTTTCTCCCCGCATCCTCTACTATATGACGCAAATCAGCACCGCGTGTCTTTAATTTGTTATCTTTAGCAAAAGTGTCATAATTAATCAAATGGTTAACCTCGTATTGTGCATACGGATCATAATGACTCTTACGATATTTATCAATACCCTCCTGTACAGCTTTCTCCTTAAGTTGGTCGACAACTTTTTTATAAGCCTTAGCAAGATCCTCTGCCGTAGATTTTTCGGTAAGCATGTGACCTAAGTACGTGCCATATTTAGAGTTAAACTCTTTAATTAAATCAGCACGTGCTTTTGTACCTATATTAGCCTTGTCGATTTTATCTTTCAGAGCATCCAACGTGGCCTTTTCAACAGTGAAAGACGAAACAGTATTCTTTACCTGTTTATCCAACTCGCTCATAGCTGTAGTTGCATCTTTTGTCTTACTTGTAAATTCAACGATGTAATAAATAAGTGAAACTATAGCTGCTACCACAAGTCCAAAGACATTAGAATATAAAGCTTTGTTCAATCCTTCCTGCGCAATCTTTGCTTCTGTAGCCGCTACAGCTTCCTCTCTATCTGCGGCAGCACGGAAACGCTGGGCTATAGCAGATGCCATTATTGCATCCTTCATAGATCTAAAGCTTTCAACAATCGTTAAGACGGCAAAAGAGACACCTTTAAATAAAAAGAAAGTAACAAGAGCAGGGAGTAAAGTTAAAATAGTCTTTACAGTACCCGCCAGCATCGTTAAAAAGAAACTGATGTTATGAGTAACGATAGACGACTCTGTCAATGATTTAGAGAAATCATACCATGCTTGCGCCATGTCCTTAACAGCACTGACACCTTTAGGATTAACAAATGATTTCTCCCACATATTATTAGCTCTTTCAAGAATAGCTTGCGCACTCTCCTGCTGCATTTCATATTCTTGAGTTGCCGCGGTACCTTCTCGAAAAGCCACCTTAGCTGTTTCAAGATGCTCTTTCAGCATATCTACATTCTTCGCCATAGTAACCATAACATTACCAAGACGAGAGCCGTTACCACCAATCTTTTCAAAGGTATCTTGCAAGGCATTCATATTGCCCTTAGCTTTCATCTTCTCAAGAATAAGAACTACCGCATCCATAGTGCGTCCAGCTGTGAACAGTCTATTGATAGTACCTGGTTCGATATTCAAGACCTTTTCTATTAGGTTGTGATTCTTCTGTAAAGCAACAAACAACTTTGTAAAGGCTGTTGAAGCCACCTCAGGCATCAGCTGCATAGAATCAGAAGCTGAACCCAAAGCAAGCAATTGATCGGTTGTAATACCCGCAACGCGAGCCGTACCAACAAGACGCTTAGAAAACTCAACGATATTATTAGAAGATGATGTGGTCGTTGATGACAACTTGAAAAGAGCAGAACCAATCTTTAACATTGACTTTTCTACACCAAACTTAGGAATAAGTCCCATCGTTTCAGTCATCTTAGCAAGAGCAGTCAAAGACTCTGGGCCCATATCTTCAGACAAAGCAACCTTCACCTGATTGGCAGCCTTTACGAAATTTTCCAAACCTTCAACACCATACTTACCCATACCAAGTTTACTACCCACATAGGCATCCTGCGCCAAAGACTGAATCGTAGAGCGCGTATCAAGTTTAGAAAGATTTACAGCTAACTTATTTACCTCCGCCGTAGTCAAGCCACTAACCTTACGAATATCATTCAACTGGTCAGAGAACTTTAAGTTATCACTAATAACACCTTGTAACTTTGAGCGAATTAAATTAAACGCACCAAAAACACCAATATAAGCCGTTATGTTTTTAACAGCATTCTTCCACAGACTATTATGCGTTCGTACAGAACCGTTATTCTTGTCTATCTGATTTTTTATAGCAGCTATGTTCTTCTGCATCTGTTTGAGTTTCGGATTATTACCCGCCATCTCATTCAATTCACGCTTAGCGGCACCGAGAGCTCGTTTTAAATCACGCGTAGAAGTACCAGCAAGGTTCTTCATAACCTCGTCAACACGTTTTGTTGCAGAAATATTATGCGCAATAGCATTATTATAGGCATTAAAATCCTTTTCAGCCATTTTAAAAGCTTTAGAATTTTGTTGACCAGTCTGTGCTAACTGCTGCATTTGATTGTAACACTGCTTAGCCTTGTTTTTTAGCTCGTCCATCACTTTTTTTGCGGTGGTAGCATTCGCTGTAATTACTACTTGTGCTTGTTTCGTACTTGCCATATCTACACGTTAACTATGATTTCTAAACAAAAGTAAACATCTTTAGAAAAGAAGGTGGGACAAAAGGATGTCCCATGATAAAGAAAAACATTCAGTATTTTTGCGTTATAACATTAAAACGACATTATGCCACAGCCAATTTCAAATCCGATATTCCCGCTCAATAAAGTCGTAAGACGCTTTATGGAGCAAACAAACATGCAAATTAAAGCCAACCTTATCACACAGAAGGTTTGGCCTACCGAAATCTATCCAGGCTACAAAATTAAGAATGAAGCAAACAAACGAGACGGTCTACCCCACTCTACAGGTGACGGTTCAAGGTCGTTTCAGTCAAGATTAGTAAGAGCAGACCAAGCAGGAAATGTTACACTGGTATTCAATTACAACGACTATATGCGATATGTAGATATTGGTGTCGGTGGGAAGCGAAAGGCTGAGAATGTGGAGAGGAGTAAGAATGCACGATTTCGCAACAGATATATCGCTATATGGGACCCAACAGGCGGACAAACGCACCGTCCAGCAATCATGATGGAGTATCGCCACCTACAAGAGCGAATTAGGGACTATCTCGTAGACTTCTATGGATATGAAGGACAAGTGTCAATACTTGACACCTTCACAGACGCAACCATTAATCTATGGTAAAAAGAAAACGAAATCGCAACCATCTTCACAGACAGTTGCGATTAAATTCTAAGTATATTCACACTTAATATAGAAAGAACTGAAAATTCGCCTTATCACTTACCTTTTAATCTATCAATTTCCTTTTTCTCAGCTATCAAACGTTCCCGTTCAGCTTTTTCCTCCTTGCAATACTCATCAAAATCGGCTGCTTCACGAGCAAGCGTTTGTTTCTTTGTATTCAGCATGAACGTAAAAGCCGAACTTTCTATCAGCTGCATATCCTTATTATCATCGCAAGGAACGTCAACACCGATATACCAATTTCGTTGCCATTCAAAAAAGATGGGCGTAGTACCACACTCTGCTGCCACAGTAGTATTACCGCCTGTCAGGATGTCAAGCAGCGAAGAAATACTCATAATAGGCAGAGCCATACGCTGACGCTCAGCGGTAACAGCACGAGAGGCGACCTTTACGGAAGGGCGAACCGCACGAAGATGCACCCGACTATCCTTTCGCAGTTGACGAGATTGAACTAAGTCAGGCGCAGGCATATCTGAGATGCGAAGATAAGAAATAAAATTACGGTCCTTCATTCGCTTTGTTATTTCTTCTCGAAGCGCATCCTCCGTCATCTTATCAGCATCAGTAATGTTAGCTGTCTGTGCCCAAGTAGCCAAAGAATATCTATCACGAACATCTGCCCAAGACAACAATTTAGAACGGTCATACAAACAATCTGGATCATCTTTCGGCAACTCGTTCTTTTTGACAACGACCACACCCGAGTCCAGTTTTACATTAGGCTCATAGCATAACTCGTCATCAATCTTGGTTGCTACACGAAACACCGCAGGATTAGGTTCCTTCTCAAAGATAAGAAAAGCTACACCACCAGCAAACGCATCGTTAGAAGAATGGTAAGCCACAGCCCCCATTCGCTTTGCATAAGCATCTGCTCGACGAAGAGCAAGGATAGCCTGCGAATTAAACTTCCGAAGTCGCTTTCCCGTTTCAGAAAGCGCAGGTAGTTTGTAGTAATACTTCATTATCTTATTATTTTGTCGACAAAGTTAAATAAAAACATTAATTTTACAAAACATATTGATTAAAAATTATACCTTTGCTTTAATTAATTAAACAAAACATTCAATAATATGAAAAAAGACAATAACGAAGAAGAGAAAAGTAGCGGTGTTTCACTTGAAGATTACGTTATCCCAGACAAAATTAATGCTTTCATTCAACACTACAAACCAGCTAAAGACGAAAGCACTTGCGACGAAGTCTATACAGATGCTAAATTACGCCAGTTCTTCAAAGCATGGCCTTGTACATTAGGCGACCCATTGTCGATTTACACAAGCATACTAAGGGAGAACGGATTTATAATGAAAGTAAGCCTATCAGGAGAACCAGCTTATTTCGTTTGTCTAAGAGAAAATTAAGGATATCCTGCAAAAGTTCTATTTTGTTGTAAATTTACCTCAAAACGTAAACTATATACTTTATAGTGCTAAAGTATATACTTTACGTTCGCAAAGTATATACCTTAGTTTTTAAAGAACTATAAGATTCAAAGAGAGTGTTGAAAATCCTTTATCTTTTTTTTAACACAGAAGTAATCAGACAGACACCACTATCTTTTCTACCAATAGCCTTCTTTATAATAGAAATCAGACGTTTATATTCAGTCTGATTTTTCTTGTCATTACAAAGTGAAAGGTAAGTATCACGTTCTTCCTTCGTTACAAACTCGACATTGATATTGCCAAGATAAGAACCAATATGCTTTGCGCTATGGAGCAATGAAGCAAAAAGACCTTCACCGTATGCCGTTAAAACGTCTTGCCACTCTGTAGACAACGCACCAGGTACAAAAGCAGGTTGCTCGTCCTTTACAACAGAGGGAACGATTGCTGAACCGAATAAATCAGTCTGACGCTGTTCTTTTCTCGTCTGATAGTCTCGCTTCCACTTACGCAAAACGCCCATTACATAAGCCGCTACATCGTCAGGCTGCTTACGCTCGACGATACGTCGCATATCCTTATAAGCAAATTCAAGGAAGGATTGAAGCTGATCATCGTCCATGTCTGACATAAGCATACGCAAAGCAAAAGCAGAGAGCTCTGGACACCATGCCACATAACTATCAATAAACTTTATCTCAGACGAAGCTCTGTGATTGTTCGCATCACGCAAGAGAGCAAGCTGACCTTTCTTGATAACAAACTCAACTTCATATGGTGCTCCACGCTTCTTACCTGCCGGATAGACTGGTGAATACTCAAAAGAGAAATCAATCTCACCACGTTCCATCAGTTTATCCATTTCTTTCTTTACAGGGTCAAGAACCATGATACGGACGTTACTCCAATTGTTATAAGGGTTCTTCCCTTCGTTCGTTTGCCTGAAATACTCATCTGTAAGCCCCAGAAATTCAAGAAGGTCGGTATAAGGAACTTTCTTATGACCAATATCGCGATAACGACTTAGGTAGATATAAAGGCGGGGGGTACGCTTTTTATTACATATCCGTGCAATATGTGAGAGGTGCATCACGTAACCATACTGCATAGTGAATATCTCACGGATATTCTCTGTAAGCATAACGATACGTAACATACCCGTGCGGCGTATTTCGTTCTCGCTCTTAGGCAATTCTATTCGAGGAAACAGAGAAGCAACTACATACTTACTAATACGTCCACGACCATCGAATACAGGATATTTCATAGTAATGGAACTAAGAACCTTTGCAGCGTCTTCCAAATCATCGTAATGATCACGACCAACACCCAAATCAACAGCCGAAAGTGTAAAGTCAAGTGTGTCTCTTTGCATCAAAGAAGAATAATCGAAGATGTCTGGGAAAGTTCTATTCTTTTCCTTCTCAGCAACACTATCAATAATACGTTGCTGTAGTTTCTCAACAATACCCAACAAGATACGCTGCTGCATCAACGTAAAATCTCCACTAATCTGTGAATAGACAAGAGGGTTGTAAAGCCACTTTGATTCCCGAAGGTCAGCAAAGATAACGTTAGAACTTTCCAATAAAGAAAGTCGCTTATCTTTATTAATACGTTTATATCCCATATTATGTATCTTTGGAATACTTATTTAATAGCCTTGTTTTAGAAAACAGTTGCTATGATTTAGAAAATAGTTGCGTTGTTTTAGAAAA